GGAGCAGCAGGAGCAGCCTCTACAGGAGCAGCAGGAGCCTCAGCAGCAGCCTCTACAGGAGCAGCAGGAGCAGCAGGAGCCTCTACAGGAGCAGCAGCCTCAGCAGGAGCCTCTACGGGTGCAGCAGGAGCCTCAGGAGCAGCAGCAGCCTCAGCAGGAGCCTCTACGGGTGCAGCAGGAGCCTCAGGAGCAGCAGGAGCCTCTACGGCAGCAGGAGCCTCTACGGCAGCCTCTACAGGAGCAGCAGGAGCCTCAGCAGCAGCCTCAGCAGGAGCCTCTACGGGTGCAGCAGGAGCCTCAGGAGCAGCAGCAGCCTCAGCAGGAGCCTCTACGGGTGCAGCAGGAGCCTCAGGAGCAGCAGGAGCCTCTACGGCAGCAGGAGCCTCTACGGCAGCCTCTACAGGAGCAGCAGGAGCCTCAGCAGCAGCCTCTACAGGAGCAGCAGGAGCAGCAGGAGCCTCTACGGCAGCCTCTACAGGAGCAGCAGGAGCAGCAGGAGCCTCTACGGCAGCCTCTACAGGAGCAGCAGCAGCCTCTACAGGAGCAGCAGGAGCCTCAGCAGGAGCCTCAGCAGCGGGTGCCTCAGGTGCAGCAGGAGCAGCAGGTGCCTCAGCAGGAGCAGCAGGAGCCTCAGCAGGTGCAGCAGGAGCCTCTACAGGAGCAGCAGGAGCAGCCTCTACAGGAGCTACAGGTGACGAAGCAGGGACATAGTCAGCCCCATGTACCGTGACGGCTACACTTTCATAAATAGCCCCAAGCCACCCAATCTGTCCATGCATTCCAATCCAATCATACGGTACATTCTTCTCTGTGACAAATTCGTGGAATGCCTTGTACTCACCATTCGTCTCATATCCAGGATAATTCACAAATTCATCAAAGACAATGACACAATCCGTATCAAGATAATCCTTCACCGACTCTAAAATAAATTTAGCGGATGAATACAAATCACTGTCTACGTGAATGAAGGAAACCTTTTTCCCCTTTTCTTGAAGAAAGGGTACTAATGTATCCTGGAATAAACCAGTGACCAAGGTTACATTGGGATTGACTTCAGGAGCTACACCCCCTGTAGAAAACATCCCTGCTTCATATCCATCCCTCCACTTTTCAGGATTTCCTAAAAAAGAATCAAACCCATACACTGAATCAGCAAACTTGGAAATGTACTGAATGGTACGACCAGACGTTACGCCAAACTCAAGCCATAACGTATCAGGCTTTTGTTTTAACTTTAATCCTTCTAACACGTAAGCAAGAGGCCAACCAGGTACAAGTGGAATGTTCATACTATTGCTAAAGATAAAAAAAGTGGGGTTACCCCCTTCTTTTTTTTACATTCGCTCCATACGAAGTGTGCCGGCCATGTAGCCTGGGTGAAAGGTCACGTTGTCGTAAACGAGATGCCACGTAATCTTTTCAGGCGCTTCCTTACGAAGAGTGGGGTGGAAAGGTTTCGGTTTTACGTACTTGGTTGTCTTGGGCTTTGCCATTGCCTTTTGTTGACTGTTGTTCACGTAACGCTGCATGTTGTATGCAAGTCTATACTCATATTGCGTTTCAATTTTGTGAAGAACCTACGGTTCCGCGCCTCCCTTGTAGGGGTTGAACCCCTACGACCCTATGTCCCCGTTATGTGGGTCGTGGGGGGCATGCCCCCTACCCGGTGAAGCTGGAAGCTGATAAAATTGATATGAAGACATTCCGATACAATGTATAATGGATCTCTCTCAGTATCAACGCAAAACCGACATCGGTCACGTTCTGGATGCCCCCGACATGTACATCGGTCCCATTCAACCGGTGGAAACCGTCAACTGGGTTGCGGATCAAGGTAAGATTGTTCCTAAAACCCACATGCATATTGCCGGTCTCTATAAACTCTTTGATGAAGTACTCGTCAACGCCCACGATCAATACATTCGCATGAAAGACAAATCACCCGTTTCTTATATTCAAGGGTCTTGTGCCGATGGTACCATTACCGTAACGAACGATGGACCCGGAATTGACATTGCCATGCATCCCGAATACAACGTCTACATTCCTCAACTTATTTTCGGTGAACTTCGTACTTCTACCAATTATGACAAAGGTGAAAAGAAAATCGTCGGCGGTAAAAACGGCTTTGGTGCCAAGCTTGCCATCATTTGGTCTACGTACGCCAAGCTAGAAACCGTAGATGCCACGCGCGAACTCAAGTATACCCAAGTCTTTCGTAACAATCTTAGCGTCATTGAACCACCCATCATCACCAAGTACAAGAAGAAACCGTACACGACTCTCTCCTTTACGCCCGATTATGCAAGACTCGGTATTCCAGGCTTGGATGCCGATATGCAACAACTCATGGAACGGCGCATGATGGACATTGCAGGTATCACCGATAAAAAAGTAAAAGTAAGCTGGAACGGAAATCAATTGTCCATTCAAAACTTTTCCTCTTATATTGAATCGTACGGCATTGAAACCAAAGTACAGGATTCGTGTCCCCGCTGGGAGTATGCCTTTGCTCTATCTGACGAATACATGCAAGTATCGTTTGTCAACGGGATTCATACCCAAAAAGGCGGACGACACGTAGACTACCTCGTCAATCAACTCACGCGCAAACTTTGCGCCTACATTTTGACCAAAAAGAAAGTAGAGGTGCGTCCCAGCACCATCAAAGATCGGCTTACCATTTTCGTGTACTGTTCTATTGAAAATCCAACCTTTGACAGTCAAACGAAAGATTGTCTCACGACGCCCGTGACTCAATTCGGTTCGGCCTGTGAAGTCAGTGACAAGGTGGTTGAAAAAGTAGCCAAGCTTGGCTTTCTAGATCTCGCTCTACGTGCCACCGAACAAAAAGAATTGGCCACCGTCAAGAAGCAGGATGGTGTCAAGACGCGAACCATTCGCGGTATTCCAAAGTTGGTAGATGCAAATTGGGCTGGTACGTCCAAATCCTCAGAATGTACTCTGATCTTATGCGAAGGTGACTCTGCGAAAGCAAGTGTTGTCAGTGGTCTTTCCAAGAAAGATCGTGACGCGTTTGGTGTGTATCCCATGCGCGGTAAGATGCTCAACGTACGTGACGAGTCGTTGACGCGTATCAACGATAACAAGGAAATTCATGAACTCAAACAAATCATGGGCTTGGAAATTGGGAAAAAGTATACCGTAGAGGATGTAAGGACACGACTCCGCTACGGGAAGATTCTCTTCATGACGGACCAAGATCCTGACGGTAGCCACATCAAAGGACTCGGTATCAATCTGTTCGGTAGCTTATGGGAATCGCTTCTCAAGCAGCCCGGCTTCATTGGTTTCATGAATACGCCCATCATCAAAGCGAAAAAGGGAACCAAGGAAGTGGTGTTTTACAATGAGGGTCAGTACGATACGTGGAAGGCGGATGATCCCAAGGGCTGGGACATCAAGTATTACAAAGGGCTTGGGACAAGTACGTCCAAGGAATTCGTCCAGTACTTTCAAGAAAAACAAAAACATGTGGTTCAATTTGAATGGCGGGAACAGTGTGGTGATTCCATTGATAAAGTCTTTAACAAGAAGCGTGCCGATGATCGTAAGAGATGGTTGGAAGCGTACTCCAAGGACGTGTTTCTGGATACGACCCATCGGACCATTTCGTACAGTCAATTCATTGATAATGAACTCAGTCACTTTTCCATTTATGATTGCAAACGATCCATTCCAAGTGTCGTAGACGGATTCAAGCCGAGTCAGCGCAAGATCATGTACGGGGTATTCAAAAAGAAGTTGACCAAAGAAATCAAGGTGGCACAGCTCAGTGGCTACGTCTCGGAACATTCGGCTTACCATCACGGTGAGGCCAGTTTAAACGGAACGATTGTAAACATGGCGCAAGATTTTGTCGGGTCTAATAATTTGAATCTGTTGACACCTAACGGTCAGTTCGGTACAAGGTTGGAAGGCGGTAAAGATTCAGCGAGTGAGAGGTACATCTTTACGCAACTCTCGCCGTTTACGCGCATGATCTTTCCAGAGGCAGACGATGCCGTACTGGAGTATAATCACGATGATGGTGATCCCATTGAACCCGTGTACTACGTGCCGATTTTGCCCATGGTATTGGTGAATGGTTGTCGCGGCATTGGTACGGGGACGAGTACGAACGTTCTGTGCTATCATCCTGGCCAACTCATTGATTATTTGGTGGCGCGTCTACAGGGATCTAATGACAAGTTGAACCTAGTGCCGCACTACAGGGGATTCCAGGGAACGATTGACTTGAAGCAGGGCAAGTACGTAGTGAAGGGTGTGTACGCGAAAAAGGAGTTGGTGGTACACTTGACGGAGTTACCGATTGGTGTATGGACGGTAGAGTACAAGGAGTACCTAGAGTCACAGATTGGAGTGACGATCAAAGAGTATTCGGATAATTCTACCGACAAGGTAGTGGACATGTCTATCCGATTGATGGCGGAGTGTGACGTAGAAAAGGTATTGAAGCTGAGTACGACTCTTTCCATCAGTAACATGAATTTATTTGATGCGGATGAACATTTGAAAAAGTATGCGGAGATTCACGATATCATGGAAGAGTACTATGATGTGCGGTACGCGACGTATGAGAAACGCAAGGTACATCAGTTGAAGGTGTTGCGGGATACGTTGCACAAGGTAGAACAAAAAGTCAAGTATATTCGCGCGGTCCTATCGGGGAAGTTAGATCTGCGAAACAAGAAGCAAGACGTGCTGTATAGGGAGTTGGCTGCATTAGCGATTGACATGCGTGAGGAGTCGTATGCGTACTTGACGAAGATGCCGATGGATAGCGTGACGCAGGAAAAAGTAGAGGCGTTGGAAAAGGAATTCCGGGAGATACAAGAAGAGGTGGCGAGGCTGACGGCCATGACGGTGGAACAGATTTGGATTCAGGAGCTGGTGGCGTTGAAGAAAGCGATTTAAAATCATCTTGTCTTAATAAAAGTATGGCCGTGTATCAATGTGAATATTGTTATTTTTTAACTAAGTCAAGGACGAATTATAACAAGCATTTAACTACAGAAGAGCATATAAAGAAAGAAGATATACATGAAATAAGAGAATTACGTAAGTTGATAGTAGAGCGTCAAGATGAATTAATCATGAAAGGTAGAAAAGTAATCTACATTTTGAAACAATATAATAAATCTGTAAAAAACAATAATCCATCTCTTACATTAAAAAATTTGTTTGAATTAGAAAATAGTGACAGAAATAATATTAAATTCATAGTAACAAATTTAAAAAATAGAAAAAATGAATTAGAAAAAAAGCATAATCTTATTTGAATTACACAAGAACATAGTATGAAGAAGATGAAAAATTCAATCAACGTAAACAATTAAAACAACACATTCATAGAATTTAAGTAAATCAACGAATATGGAACGTAAATTAACAAGTGTACAAAATAACATTGATGTTTAGAAAACTTTTTGTAATGGATAAGGATTTTTCTCTCCCGAATCTTTTATAGCCGGCTACATTATTTTGTTAAGCAGAAATATTTATAAAAAGAATTATTATTTTACATTTATTTTAGGATAATTATTTAAAAAATAAAATATATTGTAAAGTATGACTATTTTTGAATGCAAGGCATGTGGGTTTGGCACGTTATTAAGACCTAATTTTAATAGACATTTAAAGACAGAAAAACACAAAAGGACTGTTCCGGCTATAAAAATAGCCGAGGAAAATCCAAAAAAAGAATATGATGGGTTTCAATGTGAATTTTGTAATAAAACATTTAGTCATAGCCCATCCATGTACAGACATGTGAACTACAGATGTCCAAAAAATAAAGATACAGAAGTACAAAAAATGGTTCGTGCAATGAAATTACAGCAAAAGACTCATGAAAAACAAATAAAACAACTAATATCCCATTTACAACCCAATCATACCACCAACAACACCACTAATAATACTACCAATAATACGGTAAACATTCAAAACATTACCCTACTTGCGTACAAGGATACCGATACGTCTCATTTAACATCAAAAGATTACATGCATTGTATCAAAGAACCATATGGTATAACACAATTGATTGAAAAAATTCATTTCAATCCCATGAAACCTGAAAATAGAAATATTTCCATGACTAACCTGAAAGACAAGTACATGATGATGTATAATGGTGAACAATGGCTCATGGTACACAAAGATAAGATAGGCGACATTTACGCCCACAAAGAGATCCTTATGAGTCAATGGGTAGAAGAACATCCAGAATTAAAAGATAAGTTTTGCCGATACATACAGGATGTGGATGCAGATGTACGTAGTCGCGCAGAAGAAGATATAAAGCTCATGATCTATAATAAAAGTATATAGTAATGAGGACACGAAACAAAAGAAATAAGAAAACACGAAAAATACGTGGTGGAATGATAGAATTTAGTACACGTACGAATAAATGGATTGCAGGGCCACATACAAGAGGTATCGTACATGAGTATAGTAATTCGGAAGCATCTTTTTTAAATAAATTGGGTATTGGATATGTACCGAATCAATGGTTTTTTGATCCGGATAATGCAGTTCGTGCATTCAAAGATCTAGATCCTACCGATGTATTGCATCATGAAGTTTCAAAACGTGATTTTGATGAAGTGTATTTGGATATGGGAATCGCCATAAATTCATTACGTGAAGCGTATGCAAAAAGATCATTAAAGGATGATGATATAGCTACATTACCTGAAGATGTAAGAGACCAATTCACTACAGAGAAAAGTCAATCCTCCCATAGAGACAGGACAGTTGCATTGAAAGATATACTAGATCTAGTAGAAGAAATATTTGAAGAATACACGTTGAAACATACAAGTCTAACCCCTACTTTGTCTACACGACCTCTACCGCCACCAAAAACAGTTGCCGATTTACCAAATGAGGAAGGAGTTGAGGATACGGGTCCCTATGTACCTAGTGCACCGCCACGTACACCAGTTAGAATTGCCCCACCTACCGATGAAGAAATAGATGCGTATTTAGAAAAATGTAGGGCAGAGAAACCATCTTGTGATACCTGTGGAAAAACCGATGTCCCTTTATTTCCCTGTTCCCGATGCAAACAAGTAAAATATTGTAGTAAAGAGTGTCAAAAAGCAGATTGGCCCATTCACAAACCGGAATGTAATAATGCAACCGAAACGTATGAAGTCGGTTCCTTTCCGTTTCATCTAGAACGTGTTCATACGGTGAATGTTGGTGGCACCTATTTTGTAGTGAGTACGGAGAAAGAATTACTTAGCTTTACAACAAACGGAAATAGGTGTATGGGTCCTTTTCATTCCATAATCAATACACCAGAGGATGCAGAGTATATTATGAGTGTAAAAAAATGTTTAGAGGACATGGAACAAAAAGAAAAACTATTCAAAAAAGGATTACAGGCCTATGATATACATTTTTCTAAAAATCCAGAATCAAAAGAAACAAAAACTGCCAATATGATTTGTAATGAAATAAAAAGAAGAATGACTGGCATTGAAATGCAAATGGCGCAGTTACTTACTAGACATCAAAGTAGAACGCCAATAGATTGGGAAGCACACCGAGAGGCTATTTTAACTAGGTCTAAGGAAATTAAAAAACAATTAACAGCCCCAGATGCCAAATTAGAAGAAGAACTTGCCTATTTAAAAACAGAGATACCAAAAATTCAAAAAGTGTTAGATATTTCTTATCCCGTTTCTGGTGTAGTGTTGAGTGGAAGAAATATAGTCGTTTCTACACAACATACTATTTATTTTGAATCGGATAGAACAAGGATAGGGGGTGAAGCAGGATTCGTGGATGGTCCCATTCCAATCGCGCGTTTCCGTAACCCAACGGATATGGAATGGTTAACACCGACCCTATTATGTATCGTAGATACGGGGAATAACGCAATAAGAGTGTTAGATAATAGTAATAAAGTAGTACATACTTTTTTTGAAAAAGATGTGTACAAAAGCAAACCTTACACATTAAACCATCCCATGGGTGTAGCAGGTATGTATGAACCCGGTGAAATTGTGGTGGCAGATACGGGGAATCATTGTATCACGATCATAAATATCCAAAAAATAAAGGGTAAAAATGTTACGAAGCTGACCGTCATAGGTGAACAAGGTAAATCGGGATGGCGCGACGGTCCTTCTCCACTCTTTCATAGTCCAGAGAGTGTATGTCTGCATAACGATTCTATTATTGTAGCGGATACGGGGAATCATTGTATACGAAGGCTTTTTGTAAAAGATGGCGTCTATCATTCCGAAACCATTGCAGGGAGACCAAGAGAAGCGGGCTATAAAAATGGAAAAAGGTCACTTTTTTCGTCACCTTGTAAAGTAGCTAGGATGGGTGATTTTATTGTAGTCGCGGATAAAGGAAATGACAAAGTACGAATCATTGGGACTACGTTACCCTGTATAAAGGGTCTTTAAAATTCCGTTAAAATGGTATACCCTTGTTTGTTGTAAAAGGCGCGACGCTTCGCCCATTGATTTTGAAACGTCGGATGCGGATCCACGATATCAATCACGGTAGGTCTCTCATGCTTCACCCGTAAGATTCGCCCGACTGCCTGCGTGACATCCGTCTTCGGTGTGGCCAGGATCAGTGTCGTCAACGTTTTGATGTCCAACGCTTCTTCTGCCATGGCATACGTCGCCAAGACAATTTTTTTTGTTTCGGATTCTTTGAGCAAGGCTTGTTTCATACCGCCTACGTAATAGCCGACTGTTCCCAGCTTACGATACAGAATGGCATCATGAAGATACGCTAACAGGGCTTTGGTATGCGCCAGAACCATGATTTGACCGGTAGTGGGCATGGTCAAGAGTTTGGTGATGATTTCTACGATGCGATCTTTCCGATCATTGAATTCGCTTACTTTTTTAATCATACTGGTATAATTGGTTTCACCGCGAAAATTCAATACGACTTCATTGTATTCTACATTGGGTGTTGTGTACATGATTTTGTGAATATAGACGGTGGTGTGTTCTCTTTTGGCAGAAAACACGACCTCTCCTAGAAATAATTTGAACACTTTCGTGAGGCCATCTTTACGTTCCATGGTTGCAGAAAGACCGAGCATGTAGGGGGTAACGATGTGAAACAAGGCATTACTGAATACTTCGGCTGCAATGTGATGGGTTTCATCAATGATGGTGAATCCGAAACCTTCAAAGATTTCTTTCGGGTACGTTTTCATGGAAATACTTTGAAGCATACCGATGACAATGTCCTTGTCTACGTCCATGGTATCTCCTTGAATGCGACCGATGGTGGCCGTAGGCAGAAATTCACGGATACGTTCCATCCATTGCTCTAGCAAGAATTCCTTATGCACAATGACGAGGGTTTTCTTCCCGACACGGTGAATGAGGTGTAGAGCGACAATGGTTTTGCCGAAGCCGCAAGGTAACTCTAGGAGTCCGCACTTGGCGGCTAAGAAGGCGTCTACGGCACCGATTTGTTCAGGGCGAATGGAGCCGTGAAAGTCTAGCTTGATGTCTTTTCCTTCCGCGATACGGGAAGGTGCGTCGCCGTATATGGTACCGTAGAAGCGAGGTACGTAGAATTTATGAGGTGATTCGCGCCAGGATTTGAATTCTTTATCGTCGCCGTATTCCTGGCGAATTTTGAAGGTAAGTTTACGGCGTAATTCGTGATGTTGGGTGGGAGTTAACAATTCTTTAGGAATCGTGTAGCCTTTGGGTCCGAGAAACATTTTCATGAAAAGGTAGAAAAGAAAAATCAATTTTAAAAAAAATACTAGCTTACACTATGAACCTTTTACATGGCATTACTCTCATTTTGTTATGCACGGTCATTTTGATGGACGTCAAAGTACCACAAACCTTAGGGAAAATACCGACGACGATTCTTTTGTTGTTTGTGGTTCTGTATTTGTTTACTCAATCGCCCCTGTTAGGAGTGATTGGGTTAGTGGCGGCGTATCAGACCATGCAAAGTAATAAGATGCGGTATATTCAGCCGCAGTTACCGATGGATGGTGAATTTACGCCGCAGAATCAATTTCAAGATACATTGGAAGAAAATGTCGTGAAGAACATGGTGCCGTTTGTGCAGACACAAAGTCCAGTTCATTTACAATTCAAGTATAACACAGAGGATACGCATTCAGCGGCGCCTCTTTGATTTCCTAGAACGTCTAGTTTTTTGTCTTGATTTTCCTCCTTTTTTCTTTGGTTCTGGTTCATTTTTGAACGGATCTACTGCAGGTCTACTTACAGCTGGAAGTGCTTCATAAAAATGAGGAGTACCTTTAGGGGGTAATCCAGTAGGTGAATCGTAAATGGGATAAGGGCCATTCGGGTTTGTGAGAGGTTTGGACATATACTAACGATATATTTTTCTGGATCGGGAACCTCCGAAGCTTAGGGTCTCGCCCTACAAGCCATTATGAGGGAGGTGCGGAGAAGCTTCCAGCTTCAACGGGGTTATAGGGGCAACGCCCCTATGCCGTAGGTTCTGCTATACGTTACCAATCCCTAGTTACAATAGTGGTAGACGTTATGAAATTTTTCATGTTGCCTTTTTTGTTTAATTTAAAGGATATTGATTTTGAATTGGCAAGGCTACGTATGCGAACGGGTATGTTATTAAGGCAAAAGCAAGAAGCATTGAAAGAGATTACGGGTATGAATTTTCATAATGAATCGGATATAGATTATCATTTAAGACAAACCTTTGATCCTCCAGAGAAAAACGCAAAAAGTGAACATTTTGAAGTCATGAAACAAAAAGACTTTACCTTTAAAAATGTAGGCGGTCATGAAGTGATCAAGGAAGAATTAATGCAATGTTCCGACGTACTGATCCATTATCAAAAGTATGCCAAGTATAACGTAAGGACCCCCAAAGGTCTCATTCTAGAAGGTCCGCCAGGCAACGGTAAGACCCTGCTTGCCAAGGGCTTTAGTGGCGAACTACAAGTCGGCTTCATACCGGTATCAGGTGCTCAATTTCAAGAAAAGTATGTAGGTGTAGGTGCGGCTCGTGTAAGAGAGCTATTTGACCTAGCTAAGGAAAACGTTCCCTGTATCATCTTCATGGATGAAATAGATGCGATTGGTCGGAAACGTAATGGTGGTGATTCGCAAGACCACGACTCTACGTTGAACGAACTGTTGGTCAATCTAGATGGGTTCAAATCAACGAATGGTGTATTTTTAATGGGAGCGACGAATCGTATAGATTTATTGGATGAAGCGCTGGTGAGACCGGGACGTATAGATAAAAAGATTTTTGTTGGAAATCCGGATAAAAAGACGCGGGAGGCTATTGTGGCGATTCACCTCAAGGGTAAACCGTACCAGTTTTCTGTACCGGCTCTCATAGACATGACGAATGGCTATTCGGGTGCACAAATAGAAAATCTCTTGAATGAGGCAATGTTGTATGCATTGAGACAGAATCGTGAATCCATTACGATGCAAGATTTGGAGATTATTTCCAATCGTATTTTGGTAGGGTTTCAGTCTACCGAACACGTGCTTACCAAGGCAACCTTGTATCAAGTCGCCGTACATGAAATGGGCCATGCACTCATCGGGTATTTGACCCATAAAAAGTTGGTAAAGGTGACGATTAATGTATGGTCGCCGTCCAGTTTAGGGTTTACGTTGTTTGAACCAACACAGGATTTACTTGTGACAAAAGAGTCGTTGATGCATGAATTGATGGTTCTTTTAGGTGGAAGAATTGCCGAAGAGATGATTTGTCATACGATTACAACGGGGGCAACGCATGATTTTATACAGGCGAAAAAATTGGCGGAGAAGATGATTGTAGAGTATGGCATGGGGAAACACATTATGATTCCTCATGGATCAGAGCGGTATCGTGAAGTCATGGATCAAGAAATAGATGATGTGTTGGCGACGGCGTACGATGCAGCAAGAACGATGTTGTTGAAAGTGGAACGTAGCTTAATGGAATGTGCTGATGTATTGGTAAAGGATCACGTGTTGAAAGAAGAGGATATCCGTAGAATCATAGCTTAGGTGGTGTTTTGACATCGGGTAAGGTAAAGTTCACCTCACTGGGGATGGATCGCCGCAACTCTACTTGAATGTCAAAATGATAATGGCTCAAGGTGGGACGTGGATCAGGGCCTTCTGACCAATCAGATGTCTTGGCTTCATATTTTGTGTGGAGAATGGGAGTAGAAGAGGTAATTTTGTATTCTAAACGGGTGAGTATGGTTTCTAATTGGGTATCGTATTTCAGGTAGGAGGGTGTTCCAACCTTATATTCATTCCTTTTGTTACGCAAGGCATGAATGAGGTCAAGTAAAGCTTTTAATTTGGAGTATTCTACTTCATAGGCCTCCATAGTATTGGTAGTGGTAAAAGGTTAAACCAATTTTATGTGAATAGAGTATGAAGATTGAGATGTTAGCATGTAATCAGATGAATATGCCAAGAATTACAAAATTAAGACAATTGGCAGAAGATCAGCAACAAGAATCTGAATGGATTGCAGCGGATAAACTGCAAAATACCAGACGAATCACGCGGTCTATGAAACCAATTACACCGGACTTTGTGGTACTTCATCCTTGGAGAAATGAATGTCATTCTAATGGATATGTTTTTATTGCCCATAATGATGCCAAACCACGACCCAGAATATTAGGATGGATGATGGTACATATACGTATATTTACACCACAACCACAAACACGTCATAAACAACCACTTACCATTGCTCATGTAGATTATATTTCAACCAATCATAATTCAGCGGGCGGTATCGGTAAAAGCATGATGTTAACATTGAAAACGGAGATGCAACGCCTAGAATGTGATTTTATAGAACTTATGCCGTTACCTGCTGTAGTTGGGTTTTATACAAAATTAGGCTATACCCTTCAATTTGAGGAAGTAAATTATTATACGCAATGGTTGAATGGTACACGTGAAGAAAAACAAGAAACGTTGGTACTCTATGAGAAGGAGCTAATAGAGGAAATGGAACGATTAGGAGTAGAAATAGAGGCAGAGGAAGCGTCCGCCTTTCAACCCATTTATGAACAATTTACAGAAAAGGAGCGAGACATATATAACAGGATGCAGCGTGAGGATGATTCTACCCGTATTGGAATGATTATGACGTACGAGGAGTCCGGTGAGGATATGGAAGAAGTAAGAAAAATGTTGGAGTAATAGTATGTGGGATGAAGATGAAATTGAAGAAGAAATTATGTATAACGGAATGGTATTAGTATTTGCAACACCTGAAGTACAACGTAATAAAGAAATTGTGATGAAAGCAGTAAACCAAAATGGATTGGCAATACAATACGCGGAAGAGTTACAAGATGATAACGATGTGGTTCAGGCAGCAGTAAACCAGTATGGATTTGCATTAGCGTATGCATCACCTAGACTAAGTAATTTTTTACCTATAGTGACAATGGCTGTAAAAAAAAATGGTATGGCATTACAATATGCAAGTGAAAGATTACAAAGGAATCGTGCAGTTGTCATGGCGGCAATAAACCAAGATGCGTATGCGTTACAATTTGCTCCTATCTTTCAGACGGATAAAGAGGTAGTGTTGAAAGCAGTTACTCTGAATGGAAATGCATTGGCGTTTGCAGATGCATTCCAAAATGATAGAGAGGTGGTCCTGGCTGCAGTGAACAGTTATGGTGGATCAATAGAATATGCGTCTCCTGCGTTACAAGTGGATAGAGAAATAGTGATGGCAGCAGTACGACAAGATGGAGTGATATTAGAATTTGCTCTTCTTTTTCAAACTGATAGAGAAGTAGTGATGGCCGCAGTACAGCAAAATGGATTGGCTTTAGAATTTGCACCCGGGTTTCAAACTGATAGAGAAGTAGTGATGACCGCAGTACAACAAAATGGAACGGCATTGGCGTATGCACCTACGTTAAGCGGAGATCCAGACATTGCCTGTGCTGCCATACAAAATACACCAGAAGCGCTACCCTTTGTAGACGCTTCTCTAGATAAGAATAACCAATTTATAGAATGTATGATGAAGTATAATGATGTGACGGTGCCACCTGAAAGAGATGAATTAAAAATGTCAGTCAGATCCAGACAAAGATTGAAAACGGTTGCAAAAAATTTACCCGACACTTTCAAGTATGACGTACGCAGTTTTTTAGGTGGTAAACGTACGCGTAGACGTAAAATCTAAGCCTATACTATGTTGGTATGGTTCTTATTATTGGCCTATGTCGTGGATACCTATTACGATAATAAATATTCCAAACAACTTTTTGCTTATAAAAAACAATTCAAGTTAGCCATGATTGTTTTTGGTATCTTTTCCCTCTACCTCTTTACGAAAAAGAATCCAGCCGAGTCCTCCTCTTTCATGCAAAGTTTAAATGGTGTCATTCGCTACATGCCTTTGGATAAAGAAGCAAAAGATATGATGTCGCCCTTCTTTTCTTCTGGTGAACAAAGAATCCTTACGTCGGGTACCGAGGCTACCTCTAGAAGTGTCAGTGGTACGAAGAAGAAGTATGTGGCAGCCCAACAAGGGTGGAAATGTAACGATTGTCAAACCCAATTAGATGCATGGTTTGAAGTAGATCACAAGACACGCCTTGCCGATGGTGGATCCAATCATATTGATAATTTAGTGGCCCTGTGTCGTAATTGTCACGGAAAGAAAACAACCTTTGAAAACTTGTAATATGGACGATCTACTAAACGCAAACGACAAAAAATTGAAACGCCCTTTTCAGAGGTCCATCATAAAATGTGGCACGAACTTCCTTTCGGTATCTTCATGAAGATTTACGAGCTGGATGGCGTCCAGCATCGCTTTACGGTAGACACGACAACGGGCAAACGAAGTCCCATTGAGAAATTGGTCGGCAATCAATGGAAAAGAATTTAACTTACTTTAGTATGATTGTCTTTGTGATTCTATTTACGATTGTTTGGAGTATTATAGCAGGACTTTTTTATTTTTTGGGAAAAGTAAGCTTGAATGATCCATTCAGTAAAAAAACCATTGCGTTTATGGTATTGCATCTCACTGTCATGTTGTTTTTCTTTTTATGTGTCTTTTATAGTCCATGGAATCGTACCCTAACAAAATCAGGAGACGATGCGAAAAAAAAACATGATGCCATCAAAGAAAAAACGGAACCCGTGTATCAAGATCAAATCAAAGCCTTTTGGCTAGATGCATTAAACAAACAAAATCGTTACTATTTCATCTCCTTCATGTGCCTCAGTCTACTTCCCTTTTTCTATTTTCTCTACTACATTAGTACGAATGAAGTACCACAAATTGAAACTTTTTTGAATGAAACCTTTTCGTTCTTACTGTTGGTCATCAGTATCTTTTATACGGCCCTTGTATTACTCTTGTACACCGTATGTCATAAAAAAGTCTACATGGTTCTACCCTTTTTATTGTTTGGATTTTTTGGAGGTATGCTTTATTTTCAACGTCCGATTCCTTTTTTGACTACGGTGGGTGCTATCGCCCTTTGCATTATAGAATCAGTCCTCGTGTTCAAAAAGGTAGCTTTTGCTTGGTGCTTGATACCCTTAGTTCCCTTCTACCTGACCTTGTTCATCTTGTACACACAACAACAACACTAATTGCATAGCGAGTTCATCTGGATTTTTCAGTTGACTAATCAGGGATTCTACGGAATGTAGGCCCAGAACAATCTTGTAAAAGAGCGGATCAAACGAAGCATTATACTTTTTCAGCTTGGCATTCAATTCATAAAAGTTATAAACGGAGAAGGAATGTTGAATTTCCATGGATTTTTGGTAAACGTGAATGATGAAGGATTGTACGTCCGTCTTTTGGTCGTCGCTCATGTTCCCAAGAACAAACTGCATTGTATGTAGGGCAGCGGAATCATAATCGTGTAAAATGAGACCCTTGACTAATGCATAGACGTGATCTTTTTGGACACTGGTTAACTGAATCACAAAGCCAAAATCAATGATACCCAACGAATCACCTTGAAAGAGTAAATTTCCTAAATGAAGATCACCATGAATAAAGCCGTGACGAGTCAATAAATGCAATACCATTTCAACCAAGTGACTAATAGACGTTTGAACTTCCTTTTCCGTGAAAGCAGTAATGGGCTTGTGTTCCATCTTGGTCATGACCAAATGTGTCTCGTTACATTCTTCCTCTACCAAGGTAGGAGTACGGATGAACGGATACGAGGCAATGGATTGAAAATGCTTGTGATTCTTCACCTCTTGAAGATAATTCAATTGGGTTAAAAAACTATCCTTGACTTCTTCAAAAGCTAAGAGAGGTACGGGAATGGGATAGATCCAATGCATCCAATCCAAGTACCATTGCAACGATTCAATACTGGACTGAATACGAGCATCAATGTTCTTTCGCTTTGTCTTTACTACAATGGGTTTCCCATCCCGTTCACTTTCATAGACGATGGAAATGAGACCAGACCCTAGAATCTTCTTGACGGGGAACGTAGGGTCAAATTCTTCGGAAGAAAAGGGAATGGAGTGAACGGAAGAGAACAAGTATTTACCGGACAAGGCTTGAAAAAATTTGGTATACAATAGATTGACTTGAATGCAGCGATTCCAAAACGTTTCATAATCAAACTTTCGCCGTGAGATTCCATACAGGCATTCGGTCCAAAGTATCCATAGAATGTGAAGAAATTCCATATCCTCATAATAATACAATCTTTATACCTTTTGGTCCATTGAAATTATCCAAAAAAATGAAATAGAAATAAAGTCTCCTTATAGTACAAATGAATACGTATCTGACATCCCATCTCAGCAAAGATAAATCAGAATGCACCCATACTCGTATTACGGGTGGGTCGTATCATATACCTGATTTATCTTCGTTTTATCCCATCTACGTCAAGCACGTATTTATAGACGGGAACGAAGAATATTTGACAGAGAAACAATTGGAGTGTGGTCCTTTAGGGATTGATTTAGACTTTCGGTATCCAGAAGCCAAGAGAATGTACACTGCAGATCACATTGTAGACTTTCTTGACATTTTGCTAGAAGAGTTACACAAACTCTTTCACATTCAAGAAACGTTTCCCCTCTACATCTTTGAAAAACCATCCATCAATGTGACGCCTACCATGATCAAAGATGGGATTCACATGATCATTGGTCTCAACATGGACGCTACGATGAAGGGTATGCTTCGGAATCGGCTTCTCAAAAAAATGACAATTTGGAATGATTTACAGTTGACGAATGATTGGGATTCCGTACTGGATGAATCCGTATTCAAAGGGTTAACGGCGTGGCAACTATACGGGTCCAGAAAGCCTGGTCATGAAGCGTATCAGTTGACACACGTCTACAGTTGTGAACATCACGGGGAAGATTATGAAGTACACAAGAACAATGATGTGTTTCCGATTCAAACGGAGTTTTACAAGTTGTCGGTTCGTAACACGCAACATGAATCGCCACCCCTCAAAGAAGAATTCAAAGCAGAGTATGAACAAAGTAAGCAGCGAAAACGTCTTCGCATCGTGAATGATGCACCAGCGGGTGAATTTGCAACACCGCTTGCCCTCAACAAAGAGCTGGACCGACTGTTTGCCTCGCTCAACGTCACCGAGTACATGGTACAAGAGGCACATCAGTATGCGATGTGTTTGCCGGCACCCTACTACGATGATTACATGAAGTGGCAGAGGGTTGGATGGGCGTTGAAAAATACGGATCACCGACTCTTTCCAAGTTGGGTAAAATTTAGTAGTCAGTCTACGAAATTCAACTTTGCAGACATTCCTGCCTTGAAAAAGCAGTGGGAAAGTTGGCGTCCGAATGATGAAATGTTGACGTTGCGATCCATCATGTTTTGGGCGAGAACGGAGAATGCGGAAGAGTACGATAAGATCAAAGAGAAGAGTGTGGACATGGCATTGGAAGAAGCGATTCGCGATACGTGTACGGAGTTTGACATTGCGACGATCCTGTATCAGCTGTACAAGGATTCGTTTGTGTGTGTAGATATTAAATCGGCGAGATGGTTTCAGTATGTGAATCAAAAATGGGAAGAAACGGATTCAGGTACAGAGTTGCGAAAGCAGATTACGAACATTAAGGGACTCTACGGTATTTTCGCAAAAAAGTTGCATATGGTAGGTCAGCTGGTGAATGGGTTGTCGGCTACGCCCGATGATGAGAGGTATAAGCCTCTCAAGAAAAAACAGGATAAAATTCACAGCATTATGGTCAATATGTTGAAGAAGAATGCGAACAAAATCATGATGGATTGTTGCCACATCTTCTACGTGCGTGATTTCATGGACCTGTTGGATAGTAAGAATCATTTGTTGTGTTTTACGAATGGGGTGGTTGACTTTTCCATGAATACGTTTCGTAACGGTCTTCCAGAAGATTATACGCATAAATGTACGCGGATTCCGTACATTCCCATGGAAGAAGCCGACTCTACGGTGATTCAAGAAGTAGAGACGTTTATGGAACAGTTGTTTCCAGACAAGGAGTTGCGTGATTATATGTGGGATCATTTGGCCTCCATTTTGATTGGTCGGAATTCAAACCAAACCTTTAACATTTATATTGGAGGCGGTCGTAACGGAAAATCCATGTTGATTGAATTGCTCAGTGGTATGTTGGGGGATTACAAGCAAACCTTGCCGATTAGTTTAGTGACGGGAAAACGCGGGAACATTGGTAGTGTCAGTCCAGAAATTGCAAACCTCAAGGGCGTACGATATGCAGTGATGCAAGAGTCGTCGGTACATGATAAAATCAATGAAGGGCCGATGAAGGAATTGACGGGTGGGGATGCCATTCAATCGCGTGCGCTCTACAAGGCACCCACTACGTTTATTCCACAATTCAAGCTAGTGATGGCAACGAATAATTTACCGGGAATGGATGGAAAAGATGAAGGTACATGGCGTCGTATTCGGGCGTGTGAATTCAAATCGTATTTCTGTGAAGAACCGGACCCTACTTCCAAGTATCAATTCAAGGTAGATAAGAATCTCAATGAGAAATTTGATTCGTGGAAACCGGTGTTCATGTCCATGCTGGTACAGCGGGCGTTTGTCACCAAAGGAAATGTAGTAGATTGTAAGATGGTCTTGGTTCATTCAGAAAAGTACCGAAAGGATCAAGATTATTTGTCCTCGTTTACCAAGGATTGTATTCATGTGAACCCATCGGGCGTGCTGCGTGAATTGGACTTGTACGAAAAGTTTAGCGAATGGTGGAAACTACTGTACGGAAAGAATGTTCCCAAAGGAAAAGACTTGTTTGATTATGTCAATCGTATTTATGCCAATACAAGTTCCGTGACAAAAAAGGGAACGGTGTGGTATGGTATTCAAGTGTTGCAAGAAGAAGAAGTTACAGATTCAATTTAGATTCCAAACGATCCACGGTTAATTCAAGTAATTTTACTTCATTTTTTAATCCGGTTATTTCTGTACCGTCATTGGCTGAGAATGCGGCATCACTACATACTACGCTACAGCCGGTTTCACATTTATCGGTACAAGCTTTTTCACAAGGAGCTAAGGAGGCAGGATTACCGAACCACTGTCCACCACGTGTTTTCCTTACACGTTTCCCCCTACGTCTCGTTCCACCCTTTTTTAACATTTTACGAAAATAATCGCGTTCATCTTGATAATACGATTTACGTATCAAGTCACGAATACGTAGTTGATCATATTCTTTTTCTTTGACTTCCAAGTCTTTTAATTTTTCTTTCAATTTGTCTCTTTTTTCTTTCAAGGTACGCACTGTTTCTTTAAAATCATCGTCGGATTTTGCTAATTGACAATATGTGGCACAATTCTTTTTACACTTTTTTTTACACGTCTTGACACATCCACCACCTACTTGTTTTGAATAAAGGTCGGGATTCCAGTTACTGGATGTAGCGTTCGTATAGCTCATATAATAATATAGGCTATTTTTTTTACTTTGAAATAGACTTTTACTTGAACGTCCACGTTTGCCGTATCATAGGAAGAGGCAATACGTTTGGGTTCGGTCAAGTCGCGGTAATACTCTTCTACCATGGAATGAACTAAAATCAATTCTTGTGCCTCTACAAAAAAAGGAATGTGTTCCATACGTAGTTGGGGTTTCACGACAAACGTAGAGTAACGCGAATAATGATTTAATTCATTTGCTAAACGTGCGAAATAATGATTGGGTTCACCCGTTTTTAAATGAAATCGTGGTAAAAGAAATTTATCGGATACAGAACAGTGTCCCTTACAACGAACAATTTCTTTTAAAAAGCCTGGATCCATGGTATCTACCCATTGTACGGGAAGAAACGTTTCTAATAATTGGATACCAACTTCTTTTTTAGCAATGGCGGCATTGAGTTGTTTACGTAGGACAGGATTACGCATTTTTTCTTTCAAGGTACGACGAAAGGATGCATATAAATAATGTTCTGCTTTTGCAAGTAGTTGATGGTCTATGCGCTCTTTATCTTTACGTGAAGAAATGTCCCCATATTCATGGTTGACTTTAAATGGATAAAGCGGTAACGCGCTATGGTCTGGTTCAGGAATACAAGGTACAAAGGCGTTCGTCTCAGTAAGAATACCTTGAAGCATTCCGTCTACGACTTTGTACACGGGTCTGCATGGTATCTTATCCGCAAACTGATTCAAGACAAACAAGGTGTGATCGTAGGAAGAACGCGGCATGTCTACCATGGGAATGGCAAGTGGTGCCGATGGATAACAAGGCAGGAAAACGTCCTCTACAGAGAATCCGATACATTTATGAGAATGAACGACTTGCTTTGCCCCCTTGGGTAAATGGGTGTAGATCAGCGAAGCGATTAAATTCGTCCGAAATTGTTCCGATTGGGATGTACATTGTTCATAAATGGAAATAATTTGATCAAAGGCACCTTGTAATTTTTTGTGATAGTAGGGATACAAAACGGAATGATTGTTTAACTGAATGTTATGTTCAATGATGGGTTCAAAACAAACTTTTCCTTGAACCGTTTGTTCAAATAAGAGAAGCATCAATTTATGTTCCTTGTCTATTTTTTTGACGGGACAAATAAACTCTACATGGATTTGGTCAGGTACACGTAGAATGACGAGATTGACGGACATGGTTTCCGAAATGATATCCCATAATTCTGTATAATCCATTTTTTCTTTCCGAAATTCTCTTTCAAAGGCTTCAAAGGATTCATAGTGACGCAATAGATTTGCATTTTGTACAATGGAAAACTTTTTTTTGGCTACTTTCAATAAAGTCGTTAAAAAAGTTTCATGTGTAAATTTACCAGGATAGGAAACGTTCCAACATGCCTCTATACATTTCATAAACGTATGAGGTGCAGCAACACCGTACCGTAACAAATAGTGTTGCGGTTCTAATTGACACTCTTCTGTCAATTGAAAAAAGGTACGAAGTGGTTTCGGTAAATACGATACTTTTCCTTCTTCGGCCAAACTGGTTGGATGGGTATTAATGTATTGTTTGGATTCTACAATGGCACGTGTTTCCTTTTTAGGTAAGTATTCTTTTTTGAAGCAGCAAACACCGCGATCTTTCAAAGGACCAGGAAACGGATGTGTCCCATCATTCATTTTAAAAATGGAACCGTCACGTGCAGGATCAATTTCACCCTTGGTAGATGGATCAATGATACGTTTGCCTTCTACTTCTTTTTGAGTCAAGGGTGTTTTTTCTTCCATGTCCCAGTACATGGGACAAATATAAGGTACTTTATCGTAAACATACTGGGGAAACTTGCTTGCTCGCCGTACCTCTTCTTCTGTAAGTAAGGCAATGGGGCGTCGTGTCAATGGACAATCGCGTGTATATCCGTCATAGGAATGGTTTGCTTTTTCCATACGATAAATGGTAAAATTTGGATTATTGACAACGAGGTCACGATCTTTACCGCCTCCTTCATATTCTACATCCAAGGCTTCGTCATCATATTCAATGTCCAACTTCTCTTCTTCTTCTTCTTCTTCGTACCTCTTACGTACGGGTTGCTTTGTAAGTACGGCTACTTCTTCATGACAGGTAATCGTATTGGGAACGGTTAACAATGCCACATAGGCCTTCATGTTACGATGCAAACAGGGTAAATAATGAAGCGAAGGTATTTTATCCATGTGAATGGAAAGGTAACTTGCTGATTTTGTAATCGTGGTAGGAAAACCAACTTTATGTTGCACGAGGATACGTTTGTTTTCTGCTTCTAATGAAGCAATGGATTGATACGCCTCTTCTACGACTTTGGTCGCTTGTTCCTGGGTTAAATGAAACAAGTCTTTTATTTTTTTGATGGTAGAGGTAGGGTTACGTTTTGCCAAGTAATCGGAAACACAAATTTCTTGAATCAATTCACCTTCATAAAAGTTGGATACACGTCTGTAACGAAACGATGGACCAATATCAATGAAAAAAAGACTGGAACAAGAATGCTGTTTTATTTTCTTTACACCAAATTCTATGGTATAGGACATGTCTAGAATGGTTGTTTTCCGTATGGTTTCAAAGGTAGGATACACGTATCCACTCGTGTATAGAAAGGCAGCGACTTCTTTCACGACATCGTATTTATGAAAAAGGGCATCTATTTCCTCTACTGTACGTAGTTGTTTGGAAGAACATTCTAATAAAATGCTACCATTTTCATGAAAGGCAAATTTTGCATCTTCATAAAAAACGGTTACCGTATGTTTGTACGATTGACCATGTTTCATGACTTCTTGAATGGGTAACACTGGTATTTTTTGTCCGTGTAAATCTTCCTCTACCGTATAAAGCTTGTATAAAATATTTTCTTCTTTTCCAGGATGATATTGAATCATTTTCATATCCTTGGAAACGTGAAGACGTTGAAATAACGTATCTAGCGGAACCACAATCGGTTCGGCTTCTAACCGACATACCACACGAGTAATGCCTTCTGCCGACGGTTCAGGTGCATCCAGGGCAAATACTTTGGAAAAGTCTGGTTTAGAAACGGTAGTCGGTTGGAAATAGAGAGGTAACGGAAGTCTAGTACATACGTAGATGGTATCGTCTAATAAAGGGAAATAATCTAACAAAAGGGTACGAAAGTCTAGATCTAGGGGAACGTGTTCATATTCTTGGATATTCTCTACTTTGGCAGGATTGGCGGCACACGGAATCGTTTGACCAATAGGAATGTCCATCCATCCTTCAAAGGTAAATTCATCTAGGTCTTCCAAGGTATACTCTTTCTTGGAAAGGACAGGTGGTGCCTGATTGAAACAAAGAAAAAAGTTACGTAAATGAAACATGGGAATGGTACCAAACGTAGGAATCAAACGATCATACACCTGTTTAGAGGTATAGGAAACGTATTTTTTTCCAAATAAGTAAACGTCACTGTCTAGTAGTACATGCAAGGCGTAACGAATGGTTTCCACAGTATCATCTTCCAAAATATCTACCACGATGGGTTTTTCTTGATAGATAAACTTCATGTATTAACAGGGGAATTTTTTTTAAATGGTATAATCATGGCGTTTACTCGTTTTTATGATGATCCGGATAGAATCATGAAAAAATTACAAGAAAGTACAGATCAAGGATTATATTATTTGAATTGTCCTGGTAACGGTGAAAAGCCACCGTTTGTAGAAGATCCAAACATTATTTTACAAAAATGGGGTGCCAATTTACACCAAGATCGCGTCCAAGTAGAAAGTGAACTCTTTTGTATACGTGAACCTTTGAAACGCGATTGTGCACGAAAAATGTACACGTCTACGGCCATTGCTTACCCTAGCTACAAAAAGGAAGTCACAAGCCAGCCTCGTACCATCATGCCGGCATGGACAGCGCGCGACCTGGAACAAAATCATCGCTACATTTTACCATTGGATCCTCAAGAACATGTGATGCCAACGTTTCCCAATAATATTAGTACGCGAGTGTTGGAAAAAGATGCTATGATAAATAAATCTGTAAGAGGATGAGTCCGGTTTCCGAAACGGAATAAATATCTTCTTGGATACGTGGAATGGTTCCTTGGACTTCCAGGAGCTGAAAAGGCGAGAGCCGCAACTCTTTTGCCTCTACGTGTATCCTTAGCTCTTCTACATGCAGGCCATTCTGAAAAACCTCTTGTACTTTAGCGTGAACTTCGTAGGTAAGATTATTATGTTCATCTAATTCTACTTCTGGTCTACATAACACAATGAACTCATCATAGATTAATTCATGATGCCACATCGGTATAGAGTACCGTTTGTCACCATGGGTATACAAATAGATGTGTTGATGGACGAGGTCTGCCAAAGTAGGATGAATGACAAGGATGGGAGGCATTCTTTTTTCTATTTCGGTAAAGAGGATGGGTGGAACAAGTTCTTTGAATTCCATCAATAAAACGTAGAGGGAAAGGAGAGTAGAAGGGTCAATGGAAAAGTCATACTGAAAGAGAGACGGTAGGGGATCTTTTTGTTGAGATAGATATTCGTAGGCTTCCTGAACTTGACGAAACTCTTCTGGGTCACCTTGTTTGTCAGGGTGACAGAGAAGGGCTTTTTTATAGTATTTCTTTTTTAATTGGGAAGGAGTGAGGCCTGGGGAGGCATCCAAAATGGTATAGGCGCGTTCTGCGTTCATGAGGATAGTACAAAAAATCATTTTAAGATCAATAAGGATAGTAATTAGGATCAAGTCTAAGTTTTTCAGTCTCTTTTTGCTTCTGCTTCTTTTTCAGGGGTTTCTTTTGCGAGCGCAGCCTTTTCATCCGCTAACCTTTTTTCTCCAAGTATTCTTACTGCTTCTATCTCATCTTGTATTTTTTTTCTTAGCCGTTCATCTTCTTCTTCTTTTTCACGCATTTTTCTTTCTCTTTCTGGGCGATCTATTTCTCCATAAGGTATTTTTGGAGGAAATACACATAATGCATGTTGGTCTTCTGCAAAACGTATTGGTGCAACAATTGATTCTTGGGTTGCAAACTCTATGGATGGATCAATGCCTGGAACAACTGTATCTATTTGAGGTTGATTCAACCATTGATAATATAAAAACTTAGTATAATTGTGATTGATATACGATTTAATTTCACCATATAAAAAAGTAATTATTTTTTCTACATCGTTTGCTTCCAAATATCCATTAAATTCTATTTTTTGTTCTTCCGTCATACGTGTTGCGCGACCAAAATCAATAATATATATTACAAGTGGTGTTTCTTGACATACAAAATTACGTAAATGGAAATCATTATGCAAAATACCTAGTTGTGCCAACATAATTAATATTCGTCTTGTCTTTGGAAATAAATTTAACACAAACTGTTTATTTGTAGGTATTCTGTAATAATCATATAAATTGAAAGCTGGATAGTCATCTTTATCGGCTTTGATCATTTCCATAAAAATAAGACCAATTCTACCGGTTGTTTCAATTCTTAATTTTAAAGCCGGAAATTGATCTTCTAATTCTGTAAGAGTATATATTTGTGCATATAAAAGTGTAGGTGCAATAGAACAACTAAACTCTTTTACAGATGCTTCACATATATCTTGATGAATATGTACCTCTTCTTCAAATTCAAGTACAGATGATTTTTCTATTTTATATCGGTTAATTTTTGCATCCTTTTCTATTGCAACTACTTTTACAAGTATATGTTTTAAACCACATTTGTCACTTCTTAACACGGTAGATTCATCCGCCGTAAATCTTAAAATAACTCCATAGCGACCGTCACCAACTACTTCAGGGGGTCCAGATAAGAAACGTTTTAATTCAGGCATGATGTCTTGTGGAGCTGTCTGAAAAAAAAGTACACCACCCTTTGTTTTTCTGGTTCTCTTTATTTTCCGGGTTTTCCTATTCCTTCGTATTCTTGTTCTCATAGTATTCCCATAGAAAATGAATGTATAAGATTTGTAGGCTTTCCTGCGAAGCTTCCAGATTCAGCGGGTAGGCTGCGCCTACAACCCGAACCATCCAGGTTCATCGGATAATGGGGTCATAGGGGTTTCACCCCTATAAATGGGGTCGTAGGGGCTTGCCCCTACAAAGGAGGTGCGGAACCTTGGTTCTGCCCTACATGGTAATATAATATTCTTTGGTGGCCAGAAAGACGTCTCTCTTCTTTTGAAAGATAAAGCTACGATTCAAGAACGATAATTCTTGTTCTCCAGCCGTCATTTTCTTTCCCCAGTCATCATACCATCGTTGAAAGGGTTTTGTTTCTATTTCTTCAAAACCATACTCTTCCATCAAACGCACGAAATAGGGGAAGAAAACGAGAAATTCATCGTGTTCGGATCCAATAGACTTTTGCTTGACACCAATTTTGAATCCCAAACAGGAATCATTCATATCCGCATCCATGTGATTGTATTTCTTACGAATGGTACAAATGTCTGGAATCACATAAGTTTCCCCTTCACTTTTCTCCTTGAGTTTCGTAAAGACGGACATACCATCGTAACACGTGCCTACAAAGTAGCCATGCAACGCTGTACACTCCGCTACATTTTGTAAGAAATGTGACAAGTCCCTTTTGTTACCAAACATGTAGTGGACTGCAAACTGGATAGAGGTTACGTGAAATCCCTTGGCACCTTTACCGTAATGTATGTCTACGCCCTTGGCCAAAGGTCGTTTCGGATCTACTCCAAAGACGGAACGCACCACGGCTTTCTCCTTAAGACTTCGCATGGCATCGCCCGTTTTGATACGCAACGTACTATTGCCCTGTACAAAGAGAGCACGAGTACGATAAGGATTTCGGTCCTGTTTCCATGCTTCCAGGTATCTCTTACAAGCACCCCATTTTTTATTCACAATATTATTTTCATCAATGTCTACTCCGAGTACAAACGATGCCTTGCTCCATTTGAATAAGTCACCACCGCGACCTACGGCAAAATCCAGAACGATATCTTTTGGCTTGATAATGGTCAAAAGTTGTGTTTTGACGAAATTATGAAATTTACGAAGCGCACTTTCCTCACGATTTTCTTCATAGTATTGATCACTCTGGAATTGCGACGTCAACATGTGTTCTGTAATGGGACGATGAATGGTGTACCAGTTACTGGCGGCTGTACGAAACGCGTTGGGGTTCCGATTCTTCATTTTATCCCACCGAACACGCATGGGAATCCATCCCTTATCATATCTACATTCTACAATCATGTTGGGTTCCAAGACTTCACGTAGTTCGGAGTAAATGACCCCGTCCATGGAGGGTACGTAAGCCAAATGCGAATTTTCATCTATGGGAGCGCCGATTTCATTCAAGGGTTCTGCTGGTTTGAACAAGACGAGTTTGGAATCGCGCGGCGGATCCGTTTCATACCCTTGAAAGATACTTTGTTGTGGGTTCGCATCTACGTCAAAGGAACCAAATTGAACAAAGAGTTGAACGATTTTGTACGTATAGGGGTTCGCAGGATCGGCATGTATGTGGTCCTTGTCTTCAAATTGAATGAGAAAATCAATGGTATTTTCATCGGCAGGTTTCCATTTAAAGTTAAGATCCCAGGTAATTTGTTTGTCCTTGACAGTCTTATCCGTATCCGTCATACCGACACCATACTCCATGGGCGTGAAAATGAGACCATCAATATGGTATGGAAATCCATCTTCTTCGGTAGGTCGCTTTGACTTTTCCAGAAGTTGTTTACAGGTAGCTTGCGTGCATACCATGAATTTCTTTACATCTAACACAAAGGTGGGTGTTCGCTTGGCATTTACTTTATCAATGGCATCTTGGAGACGACTGTAGCGGTTATCCACATCTTCCGTGACCAGAAAGGGTTCGGCTCTTACATCTTTCAACGTCTTCAATTTATGAAAATAAATGTCAAAGGCAAAGTAGGCGTTGATACGTTCCTTGTTTCTGGAATGAATGACGTGTTCTCCATCTAACAGAGTCCCGTTGTACCCTTCTACGACGCTACCCGTCCATTGTACGTGAAGGGCCGATCCAACCAGATAATAGATTTTATCTTTACAGATGAAGAGAAGTTTACGTTCCCCATCTGCTTTTTCCGTGACGGCATGTTTGTTGTAAATGGTCATGGGACCGTGTAAGTTGTCTTCTTGAAGGGTGACTAAATTGGGACCAATGAATGCGCCCGTGCTAATCTGTTTCTTGTATTCTGCTTTGACGTCGTTCATTTCCTTGAACGAAATGGGGTAGTAGGATTCTTGAAGACCACGCAGGGCAAAGGTAATGGCTTTTTCTAATTGAGCGGGAAGATTTTTTCGGTCTACAAACTCGGCTTCTATTTCATACGAAGGATCTTTGGTAAAGAGTGTGTCTAGTGATTCGCTGGTACGTACAATGCTGCAATCGTAGTAAAAGGGATGATCTTTAGACGTTAACCGAACACGGTTCATGAAGCGGTAGGAAGAAGGTTTCATGGTAATGGTCTTTTCAGCTTCCGTCATGGTCGTTTCTAGACTGAGGGCAACGGTTGTCCACCAATTGGAAATTTCATGGCGTGATACTTGTTTCTTTTTTCCGAACACAGGATTGACAAGCTGTTGTGTTTTACAGTAGCGTTGAATGGCTTTGATTCCATTGATTTCAATGCGAATGTTTTCGGTCGTTTTCTTATATCCGATACGTAAGATATCTTTGCCAGTGGCGTCTTCTAGTGTAAATCCAGACAAAAGAAGCCATTGAATGACGTGGTTATAATCTAGTTTTGTCAATTGATTTCCGAACCGTGCTTCCAACTCGTACGTATCTACGTCGGTATCTTTGGATTGACTATATTGTGTCAACGGTTCCATGTTATATCTATAGGTTAATTCTTTTTAATCAATTTTATTCTAACCTTTATACCATGAAACTATACATGGGAGCTTTATTGGTAACCTTTTTATTTTTTATGACTGCTATAGGAAAAAAAGTAAATGAAACATTTGTCACTAAAGAACGCGACCGTCCAGACGTGTTGTTGGACCTTCCGTTACAACCCGTTGTCAAAGCACAAGAGTTAAATTACGGTTCCTTGGTCAAGTACGAGTATAGAACACCCATGGCTTCGTATGAACAAGTCACGAACAATCGTAAATGGGAAACACCGGAAAATGGCCGCGCTTTGTTTCCACCCATTAACGGTGCTAGTTTATACGCGATTTAACCGTACGGTCAAATAAATCAAGATGCCACCCCATAACGTATCCGCAAAAAAGAGGTAAAGTGGCCAACCGCGGAACACGGCATAATTCGTTCCTTCATAGATTCCGTATACGCATGCACCAACTAAAAAGGCGTCTAGGTCGGTCACGCGGTATTGGATAAGTTTATACACGAGTAAGGTAAGACAAACGTAAACGAACGCGGCGGGAAGGTAACGAACCCGTATTGGTCCCTGGATACGTTCCATGGTCTCTTTCAAAAAAGTAGAGTGAATGCCTAAATAAATTGCGTCCAAGACAAGTAACGTCAATAGAATGAAAATCATATACATTTCAAGACTATTTTTAATTTCTTAATGTCTTCTAGTAAATCTTTCTGTGTCATGATTTTCAAATAACATCGTAAACAAGCCCATACATCAATCATAGAATTATGTAAATTGGTCGGCGTTTCTTGAAACAAATGAAAATGTAATTCTTTCAAAGTAGGCCACTTGAATTTTGGTAAGGCACATAACTTGGTTGTGTTTTTCATGGTACAGTAGGTTGGCTTATCTAACCGAAAGGTAATGTCGTGACGATAACATTCGGCTTGGATCATGTTCAGGTCAAACTCAATGTTATGTCCAATGAGAAGATCAGCCTGCTTGCTACATTCTTCAAAGATGGGAAAGATGAAAGAAAAGGAATATCCAATTTTTTGATTCATGGATGTGGTGATTCCATGAATGTGATCGTTTTCAATCGGAACTTTACAGTGAATCACGTAATCGTATTCACTGTACTTGTACGTATCCGTATCAAAGAGGACAAAGCTCCATTGAACAATATAAGGCCAATACTCTACCGTTTCCGGTAACAATTTAATGGAGGGAGGTTTATTGGTCGTTTCGGTATCAAAGACAAGAAGACGCATTTTTTATGGTGTTTCATCGGATACAAATCAATTTTATATCTTCTAAAGATATGTGGATTCTATTATGGGTCGTTCTTTTAGTTATCCTGTTAGTGTTTACTCTACGAAAAGGTGTCCCTATGTTAACCATGCAAGAGTATCGGTCTACGAAATATAAAACACCCGCCGATTATTATTATGATTTTAGGGCTAGTTTAGGTGTATTTGAGGGATTTACCACTCCAGGCGTACGATATATTAAAATTATCAATGCATCCCAACCTACACCCAACTTTATTCAGATACAACAATTGATGGCGTATGATGCTCAAGGTACAAATGTAGCCTTGAATAAAACGGCATCTGCCAATGCTTCTTACAACAATGATTATTTACCACCCAATGCAGTAGATGGTACAAGTTCTAAATTATATCACAGTGCAAATCCACCTACACCCAATGATTTTTGGATGGTAGATTTAGGACAAGAATACACCTTAAGTAAAATCACCTACACCAACCGTAAAGATTGTTGTCAAGAAAGAATCATTGGATGCACCATGAATTTAATGGATGCCAATCAACAAATCTTGGAACAATTTACGTTTACGTCTAAAGATGCTACACAAACTTTTGTTCCAATGATTGCAGGAAATACGGGTGCCACTGGCCCTCCAGGTGCAACGGGACCAGCGGGTCCTTCTGGTCCGACTGGTCCTCAAGGTGCCACTGGTCTGAGCGGTTTACCCGGTCCCTCTGGTCCAACTGGTCCTGCAGGCGCAACGGGTGCCACTGGACCACGCGGTGAGCGCGAGGTGTACAAAGGAGATAACATTGGTGTATACTCTGGACCCAATGGTACCGTTGTAAAAGGACCGAATGGAAACATTGTAGGGCTAGATTCTACCATTAAAATTGGTGGATGTTCTGCTACCGAATACGGCTGCTGTCCCGATAACGTCACTGCAAAAAATGCCACGGGAAGTAACTGCCTCATCGGCGGATGTGCAGGCACCCAATACGGATGCTGTCCCGATAACGTGACTGCAAAGAATGCCACTGGTAACAACTGTATCATTCCCACACCCGTAGGCGGTTGTGCCGGTACCCAATACGGTTGCTGCCCCGATAACGTGACTGCTAGAAATGCCACTGGTAGTAATTGTCCTATCATCGGAGGATGTGCCGGCACCCAATACGGATGCTGTCCTGATAACGTGACTGCTAGAAATGCCACTGGAAGTAACTGCCCTGTTCCCAATCCAACCCCTAGCAGCTGTTCCACCTCTACGTACGGCTGTTGTCCCGATAACGTCACTGTAAAAAATGCGGATGGTAGCAATTGCTCTACCTACCCCCCTGTTCCTCCTAAACCTCCCCCTACACCCACGCCCTCACCTACTCCCGCACCTGCTCCTTCTCCAGCTCCCATGTCCTGCGCCGCCTCTACTTACGGATGTTGTCCCGATAACTTTACCGTAAAGAATGCAGATGGTAGCAGCTGTGCGCCTGTACAAAATGTCGGATTCCCCGCCTACAATACCTCTACTGTCTTCCTTTCTGGTCCTACCAAAATAAAATCGGCATGTCCTGAACCTCAACCATGCCCTCCATGCGGCCGATGCCCTGAACCTTCCTTTGACTGTAAAAAGGTTCCCAATTATTCAAGCACCAACTCGGAATACTTACCCGTTCCCGTTCTCGCAGACTTTTCACAATTCGGAATGTAGGTAGGGGCAAGCCCCTACGACCCCATTTATAGGGGTTTCACCCCTATGTCCCCATTATCCGATGAACCTGGATGGTTCGGGTTGTAGGCGCAGCCTACCCGGTGAAGCTGGAAGCTTCAAGGGAGGTGCGGAACCGTAGGTTCTGCCAAAAAGTTGAAAGGGATTTCCTTGTTGACTTTCAAAAAATGTTGTCTCTTACTCTCGGTTGCATGTTCTCCGGCAAGACCACTGCGTTGATCCAAAATAAAGTAGAGGGCGTACACATGATTTTAGATTACGATACATCGGATGCAACGTCCTACTCCATTTCTCTTCTTCATTCCCATGATGGCGACATGGTACACTGTATCAAAACCAAGACCCTGATGTCCATTGACATTTCTACGGCCGATATCATCTCCATCAATGAAGCACAATTCTTTCCCGATTTGGTTTCATTTGTTCAAGATGCCTTGAAACAAAGGAAACGTGTTTACGTGTATGGATTAGATGGTGACTTTCAACAAAAACCATTCGGCGACATATTGTCATTGATTCCATTTGCCGATTCGTATACAAAATTATATGCAAGATGCCTTTGCGGTAAAAAGGCACCTTTTAGTAAACGCACCTCTACCAATACCCTACAATATGCACCGCATGATACCTACCGACCATCTTGCCGCGATTGTCTTACGCACGTCGCGTAGCTCTGCCACCAGCCGGCTTCTTACTTTTCGTTAACTTTTTACATTTCTCTTCTTCTGGATTCAAGATACAATCAATCAATCCTTGTTTTCCATTTTCTTTTTTGACTCTAGATTGGGGTACATCAGGAAATTCTGCCTTTAAAATATCTTCCAATTCCTTCAACGTCTTTCCTTTTAAGGACTCTGCCGTATATTTTTTATCCACGACATCAGGAATCTTGGGTACGTCTACTGCCACGGGTTCAAACGTTGGTGCTTCTTCCGCGGGTTCAGCACCAGATTTAAACAAAGGAAATTTATCCTTAATGACTTGTGGTAAGGTATCTATCGTAAATTTACCAATATAAGGCTCCTGTACAATGAGCTTGAAATGTTTCTGGGGTTGATACGAGGCCAAAATAAACTGGGTATCTTTATCAATCGGATGCTCTAATTGTGCTTGCATGTTAAAGATCTCATACTCTTCCACTCTTCCTTTTTTCTCTACCAACAATAAGAAAATAACATTCAAGAAGACGGCTGCTTGTGAAATAATAAAGGCATCCGCCCATGTATCCTTTTTCATGAAATTTTCTAAAAAGGTATCTATAATGTCATCTCCTTCCAATGTTTTATCATCGTTGAAAAAATAATGAATGTACTCGTCGGATAATGCAGAGACGTCTCCCGTCATGGTAGGTTTATTAGGAGATTCATCGTCATTAGACAATACTTCAAAATCATCGGGAGATACCTTTTTCGCCAATTCAGGGTTAGCCTCTATATCTTTTCTCATTTGAACCACAATGTCTTCGTCCGATGTACCGGCGTTACGCATTTCACAGTACTTTCGGTAATAAGGATCTTCTATCAACGTTTGTGTTTTAGCTCCCTTTAGTTCTACAATGGCCTTGTACTTGGCGATCAAATTATCCTTATTGGCACCTTTGGTCATGAAATCACCGAGTTTTTCCTTGAACTCGTGAATCTTCTCTTCATCATATCCGTCCTTGTCTGCACGTACTACGGAATCATAGAAACAATCGCCAGCAGTAGACGTAGTGATCACGCGAAACATGGACTTGACTTCGGCAGGCTTCTCTGCCTTCTCTGCCTTTTCTGCCTTTTCTTTTGGTTTCTCTACTTCACGGGTCAATAGAGAAGAGGTAGGTTCAATCAACCATTCTGGCTCTTGGTATTTCTTGACATCAAAATCTTTTCCTCCAGAATCCGTCGTCTCCTCGCCCGGCTCTACATCATAGTGACCTACACAACCATGTACCTTGCCGTTTTTGACAAGATAAACATTGTATCGGTCTTTTCCTTTGTGTTCATACGAATTTCCTACACAAAATTGTAAGACTGCATTTAAGGAAATAGAAGTAATTTCAAAGACCATGGTCTCTTTTCCTCTATCTTCATCTCTGATATCTTCCATAGTATGTTGGAATATTTATTTTTATATTCTTTTGTATAGTTATGGCGGGAACCCGTAATAAACAAATGTATGGTGATTTTTGTATACAACGCAAAGAAGTAGAGAAACAATCCGCTTTATGGATAGAAAATACCTTTTCTAACCCTGCTTTTCCATGTGGTGTCAATTCTCAGTACATGCCTGCCAATCGTCTCTCGTCCAATGCAGTAGATTTGGAAACGAACCTCTTTGGAATTGGAAGTAACAACTATATTTTTTCAACGGCTACACCAACACCATCGTTTACGACCATGCCGACCGTCATGTTTGTACCACCGACAAATGTGTACATTCCTAAAATGTCGTATCTTCAGGGTCAGCGACCTCAATAGAATCGTATACTTTGATTTTGTCTAAAATCATGTCTAAACGTGCACAGGTTTGGTGACACATGGAGTACGTTTCTTTCAAATTCATAATGCCAGGTTTCGCTCCACGTATATAAGATTTCATGACGGGATCCTTTTTCAATAAAACAATGGCATCGTTCACGACACGATTGATACATTTGACGGTTTCATGACGACTATCTTGGCGTCTCCATCGTCTTACAAATTCAGGAACAAAGAGGTAGGGTCCTTCAATATTGAGATAAGCGTCCCTTGTAATGAGTTTTTGACCCTTTTCAACTTGAGACAAAAGTTTCAAATTGATGATGACTTCTTCTGCATCCATAACTCTTTGAAAGAAAAATTGATTAGGAAATAGCCGTAGACTTTAAAAAATGTTTTCCGCAGAGCAAGAACACGCCTTTGAGCTTTTTGAACAGGGTAAGAATATCTTCTTAACGGGTCCTGGCGGTACCGGTAAATCTAAATGGATCCGCACCGTCTTTCAACGTTGTACTAAAAAACTTCAAGTCTGTGCCATGACTGGATGCGCCGCCGTCTTACTTGATTGTAACGCCAAAACGGTTCATTCCTGGGCCGGTATCGGCCTCGGTGATCCTAGCAAGGCCTTGCAAAATAAATTTGTACGTGATCGGTGGCGTACCACGGACGTTCTCATTGTAGATGAAATTAGTATGATGTCCGACGTTCTCTTTGACATGTTGAACACGCTCGGCAAAACCATTCGCCGATCTACGAAACCTTTTGGCGGTATTCAACTCATATTTTGCGGCGACTTTTATCAGTTGCCTCCCGTAGATGGTCAATTCTGCTTTGAACACGCCGAATGGAAAAAGGCCTTTCCTGAAACGGTTCAGCTCACTCATCTCTTTCGTCAACCGAATGAAACCTATCAATCTATTCTGAAAGAAATACGAAATGGCAAGTTATCTGAACCGTACCATGCGTTATTGAAAGAACGCATGATACCAGGAAATGGATGTACGCGGCTTGTACCCACACGTAAAAAGGCCGACGATATCAATCTCAAAGAGTACGCCGGTCTTACGGGCGAAGAACACGTCTATACGATGAAAGTGAGTACGACCAACCAGTACGATGCGGATGCCTTGAAAAAGAACATGTTGTGTGGCGAAACCATCAAGCTCAAGGTAGGTACCAAGGTCATGTGTATCGTCAACATGGAAGAGTTATGTAACGGAAGTCAAGGGGTAGTTGTGGGATTTGATGGGTATCCCATCGTGCGATTTGCGCAGGGTGACATTGTGATGAAACCGCATGTATGGACGACGGATGTATCCAGTATTACGCAAGTACCGTTGATGTATGCGTGGGCGATTACGATACATAAGGCGCAAGGGGCAACACTTCAGGAAGCGGAGCTGGATTTAGGAAATGATGTCTTTGAATGTGGTCAATCGTATGTAGCGTTGTCGCGTGTGGTGGATATCTCGGGCCTCTACTTGACGGGATTCAATAGTCAAAAAATCAAAGTGCATCCAAAAGTCGTGGAATTTTATCGTACCTTGTAAGTATGAGACCAGTAGGTGAACCAAGTGGAGTTTATGGATCAACATGGGTACCAGATTATATGATGTTTGAACCAGAAATACAGTATGGCAGTCCTTTACGTATGGAATTGTTTCACCTTACGAAGAATATATTTGGTGACGACTATGAAAAGGCACATGATGATATGAAACTTTTTTTAGAAAGAAATGGATTACATGTAAGACCAGACATAGCAGAACATTATTCTTTTTTTATAAATCAAATGGCGAAATCAAATGCGCAGTTGGCATATGATGCCATTTTTGCAGATATGAATGCCATTGATAAAATTCATCCATCCTTATACAAAGATCCCCTTATTTTGGAAATGGTAATGAAGTGGCCACACATTTTAACGTATATAAAAAAGAACACACCTGAACAAGAAGAGTTTAAAAAACGTATACAAGAAAGAAAAACCATGCGCGAGAATGTCCCCGAATCTACCGGAAATATAGGAACGGCCAATTGGAAAAGAGTAGAAGGCTATCTTGGAGGAAAAAATATAAAGAAAAGGTATGCGAAGAATACTAAAGGCAGAAGACGGCAAGTATCACGTAAAAGGAAAAACCTATGACATCTTAAAGGGAACTCGGCAACAAGTGGGTCATGAAACCGCGTACAAAACCAAAGGCGGTTTAACTAAAAAGGATCTCATGTACACAAAGCGCGGACGATGGGTCTCTAGGAAAAAGCACCTTACCGCCAAAAAAGAAAAGCGGCTTGAAAAGCATGGTTATTTCGCCAAGAAGGGTACGTTTGGTTACGTGAAGAAGGAGAAGACGAGAAAGCGCTAACAAGTACAAGAAGGACGACGGATCAGATAATTACCACACGTTAAGCAAAAACAAGATTGAAATTGTACCTCTTCATCGGGGTCTGTACTAAGCCAACAAACCCACCAATCTGGTTCGGTTTCATTCATCGGATTATTAAAACAATGTTTCATACGATAGATAAGGTCTTCCATAAAGAGTCTCTCTTTTTCAAGACGTATCCGTGTGGGCCAATCATAATACGCAAAGCTATTGATGAGTTCCGCGATTTCAAAAGGAACGGGAAGCAAATGCGTATTCATCTTTAAATGTATTCAAATAAATCTTTTCAATTTTAAGGTATGTACTTTTTATGTTTTGGAGATTGGGGTGAAAATACAAAGTTGAAAAAACAAGTCAAGGAACTTGTAGATAAAAAGAATCCAGATGCCATTCTTTCTCTAGGAGATAACTTTTATGATCGTGGTGTACATACAACCTTTGATGCCATGTGGACTACTCATTATACGACGTATTTTTTCAAACCTTTTTTTGCCATTTTGGGAAATCATGATCATTTAGGAAGTATACAGGCTCAAATCAATTATTCTCTTATGAATTCCTTATGGATTATGCCGCGTCGTTTTTATGATAGAGCGTATGAAGAGGTGCATTTGATTGCCATAGATACGTATGAGATGGCGCCTACAGAATCCATGTTGAATGCCGTGGCCATGGGAGAAAATACGTACAAGACCAATGCATTCCTAGAGAAACTCAAAAGAGAAGAGCAGCTCCGATGGTTGGAATACGTGCTACAACATAGCAAGTCTACCTGGAAAATTGTCTTTGGACACTATCCCATTTATTCTAATGGACCACATGGAGATACAACCGAGTTACACAAAACGCTGCTACCGTTGTTAAAAAAGTACAAGGTACACTTGTATTTGTCAGGTCATGATCATAATATTTGTTACAAAGAGGATGGTGTCCATTGTCTTGTATCGGGATGTGGATCACGGCAAAGTTACACGTCTATACGTCCAGGATTTGCTTGGTTACCCTCTACGGGTGTGGCGTATGTGAGAACGACACCGAAAGAGTTGACGTTTGGCTTTTATGGAATGAATGGGGAAACGCTGATGAAAAAAAGTATTTCCGTAGAGTAACATGGCTTATTGGGGAGTGCCAACACAAGGACCATTTACAGAATTTCAACTTGGTGAAAATGAATTATTCATTGGTATTCCATTTGTATTAATGTTTTACGTGATGGGTAATAATTTTAAACGAATTGGAATGTATAAATATCTTCCAAATGGTGCAGATCCAACACAAATATGGAGTGTAAGTGATAATACTTTTCAAACCATTACTATACTTGCTAAAACAGTTATGATGTATAATAATAATGGAATTTATACAATTGATAGTAACAAAATATATTTTTCTACTATACCAAATGGGAATCGTCTTCCGACTGTAGGTAGTAATTATACAATTTTGAATCCACCGGTTGAACTACGATATCAAATGTATCGGTATTTTACTGATTTAAATCATTCCGATGTCAATTTAAATAATGATACCACGGTAACTCTTGGATGGAGTTCAACCGATATAAGTGGTAGTTATGGAAATGACCCGTCCATCGTAAGAATGTACAAACAGGATGGTACATTACAATTTGGACCTTTACCTATTACGAATGGTACAGCTATTCCTATTTCAATATTGTCAACGATACCTTCTGGAATCTATTATTATACGTATGATTTTACAAGTTTTCGTTTGCAAGAAATAAATTCTTACACGCCTCCAGCTAACCCAGTTTTTCCTGAAAAACCTTTACCTCAGCCACCTTACGAAGTATATACGTATGGCAATACAAATGCTGAAACAACTTCAACTTTTACTTTCATTACACAATCTTTACAATCCGTATCTGCAACTGTTGTATTGCCTACTGGTACAACATCTAGAATTAGAATTAGTGTAGGCATTGGATTCATTGGTTACACTTATCTATTATCTATCAATGATGTAAATAATTTTTCATTAAGGACATCTTTTCCTTATACGTACACACCACCTGCTTCCTCTACTACAAAGACGTATACCGCAACCGTCTCTAACTCTTCCGATCAATATGATACAAATGTAAGGACTACCCAATTTATTGTCTATCAATACATTTTGAGTATTTCCATTTCTAATCTAATCATTCAAAGTTCACAAAATTATCTTTCTTGGACAGGTGGAAGCACAACCGACGAATCATTCAAATATAATGACATAACTTTGACTACAAATGGGTCTACTTTTTTTGATTTGGGAGATCCTATAGATATGATTGGATTTACAGCAGGAACTGGGTATGATATTTACCCATCCAATGTAATTGAAAAGATTGATACTTATGAGACGCTTTATTTTGATTCTATTGCACCAAATCAACACGTAAACATATCTGTAAATCGTTCACAACAAACATACACCGTTTCATGGACATCCTATTATACAGAGACATTACTTGCACCGGATGGAACTAGAAGGTATGCAGTATCCTTTTATCCAACGGTTGTCTATACTGGAGGCCCCCCAGGTACTGTATATAACACTGAAAGCATATATAATAAAGTTACTATTCCTTTTAGTCAAGTAGTCTATGGTATTCCTTATACCATTCAGGTAGTGGATATTATAGTGGCTACAGATATTTATTTCTTTGATGCACCTACGAATTTTGCCATTACACCCAATAAAATAAACTTTGAAAATACCCTTTCATGGGTATCCGGTGAGAATCCAGTATACAATGTAAGGCTGGGCAACTATACATTTCAAAGTAGTTCACCCTATACCTACAATTTTACAGAAGACATTGTGGATCCAATCGGCGACGTTTCTTTTTGGCCACTTGGTTCACCTGAAACCGCTTCCATTATCACAGATTCGTATAACTTGTCTGCTGATACTATTTATGTCGCGTTGCCTGCATCCATTCCCATCTTTTCTGGTGTTTTTTTCTCTTATGATATTGGTGCCGTTTTATACCGCGACGATACCTATTCCATGTCTCTCTATCGTAACGGAGCGGTCGTACAAGAGCTGGAAGAGAACGTCGCCAATCCATTTACATGGTTTCCCTACAAATATGTAGTGACCTATCAACCCGGTGATCAAATCTATCTAAAGTCCAATGAACATCTCAATTATGGGTTATCTGTTCCCTTTACCTTTGTAGTCAACGCCTCGGTCGCCTTGGATAAAACCGAATACACGGTATTTTCCACCATTGTTGCCACCATGACCATTGATGCCGAGACGGACTTTACCGCACAGCTAAGAGGACCTGTCACCATACCTGTGACGTTTACGCAACAAGGAAATCAATATACCATTCCGTTGAATCCATACAATATTCCTCTTGGGAATTATCAATTAGACTTTCTATTGGTGAATTCGCCTACCATTATGGTAACGAGTCCAACTTTTTTAGTAACGACTGGAGTCACGTTAGACCAGACAGAGTATACCATTATTTCAACGGTGAATGCCACGCTCTACGTAGGTGTGCCAACCACCTTTACGGTCACTTTGCAAGATGCAGACCAATTGTTACCACCCATTGCCTTACCCTCGTTTACGGCGAATCTCTTGTCTACGTATTCTTTCAAACTGTATGGGTTACCTGTAACCGATGCCAATTATATCTTGCAATTTACGGCTGGTACCGTACTTACGAGTCCCGTCTTTGCAGTCAGTACGACGTATTTTTCGTTAGAGAAACCAGTTGTACCTAACCCTCCTTCTAGAGCAACGTCCAATACCCTTTGTGTAACGGCAAAGAAGAATAATGTACCGACGACGATTATTTCTATCATGAATGGTATCGTGTATCCCAAGGCGATTAGAGGACAACCTCAGTTCCTCGTACCGTGTGGTATCCTGCCCTACGTGAAAGAATTAACAGAATTATTAAAGACAATGTCTTTACGAGATGCGCTGATCTTTTTAATACAAAAGTATGACATACCACAATCTACGCCGGCAATTACCAATCAAAAACGATACCAATTACCTACGGCCAATTTTAAAGTATTGAATCCCATTCTTCAATATACGAGTAGTTTTCGGTTAAGTAGTAAAATACAAGGTAATTCAGTACCCATCACTACTTTTTTTGTACAAAAGTTATCGGATGCCCGTGTACTTACTCTTTGCAATGATGATACGAAAACGTTTTCTTCGTCTTACACGGACATGTTGAAGAATGCAACGTATTGGTTATCTACGTTAGCACCCTTTACAAAAGATGGTGATTATACGTTTTGTGTCGTACGACCCCTTCAGGGTAGTTTAAAACAATTTATTACGGCAAGTATTTCCTTGAAGGACAATCAATTGATCTTTACGCCGGTTATATTACGTGTCGTCTTATCTTTTTATGAACCGTATGGACCGGTAGATTTTAGCATTATGTTTACAAGCCCTCTCTTATCGGAAATACTAAAGTATCTTACTGCACAATATGAAAAAATTTATATTAATCCAGCAACGGCCTTATAATCTAGTACTATGATATGAAGACACGTAGAGCGCGTGGGTTAAAACAAACACGAAAGGGAGGAAATCCAGTAGAAAATCGTAAAAATTGGGAAACGTATTGGAGCGATAAGCCTTACAATCCATATACAACGTATCCGAAAGGCGTTCAGGGTAGATTCTATGGAACGCTTACACCAACCGTGTCTAAAGAATTAAACATGAAAAAAAAATATATCATTCAACGTCATGGTTTTTCTTGTGCCAATTTACAAAAAATAAAAGATGAAAAGCAAAAGGAAGGTAAATGGTATGCTAAATTAAATCCATCCTTACATGCTAGAATAGAAGATCCATCCCTTACTGCCTATGGTATTTATTCTCTGTTACGTGAAGAGGAGCGACCCAAAGGGTTTACTGGAACTGTCTATGGAAGTTCATTACTACGAACATGGCAAACGGCAATTGTAGTCTATGGTAAATTTGGTCCATTGAGAATTGTAGTATCCCCCTACATCAAAGAGAAACATGGATTTGTGGGAGATCTTTCTAATTTGCCATTACCCTTTGAACAACAAATGGCATACATGGAACAATTTATGCAATTCTTAAAAGGAATAGATCACCCTATTGCTAGAGAAATTATACGTCATGAACACATCATTGAGTATAATGGTAACGGCTATCCATTAGGACCGTTAAAAGAGATGTATACTGTGTCTGAAGATCCGATTATGGCTGCTGGAAAATTTTATGTAGATACGTTGAGCCATACGGTAAACCTTTCACCATCTTCCAGGGAAGACCCTCTGGAAAGGGATGCCTTTATTCCGGCGATTACAGAAATACCGGAACCCTCCTTTCGCGAATATTATGGTGCAGAAGGGTTGGTTTATTTTGATCGTTGGGTAAGTAAAAAGACACAAGCGCCAACTATTTTTGTTGTGTCTCATTCTAACTGGATGCAAAAGGTCATTGAAAAATATAGTGGACCTGTAGTAACGAATATTTTTGATGAAAATGCATGGAAATTAAAAATAACACCAAATTTGTTTAGGACAGGAGCGGGTGTAAAGTTTGAAATCATTCCTGGTGTACCAAAACCAACGTATGAGGAGCTAGATCACATGAATAGAGAGGAGGAGCCGACATGTCACTTACTACCTAGGCCGACAACACTACCAACGGCACGTCCACCACCGCCACGAGAGCCATTGCCATTACCACGAGCAGCACCACCACCGCGACAACCCTCAGATGATTTCAGTGCAGAAAATGTTGAACTTTTTGGTGACGAAAATGCAGCACCTGTACCGGTGGATGATATAGAAGTACCATACCGAGCATCCCAAGATCCATTTCAGGATGTAGTGGACCAAGCAAGAGACCGGTCGGATAGCCAGTCCAGCCAATCCAGCCAATCCAGCCAGTCCAGCCAGTCCAGCCAGTCCAGTCAGTCCAGCCAGTCCAGTCGTCACAGCCAAGTCAGTCTTGTCAAAGAAGTATCCCCTACGGTATCCAAACTAGCGACCATCCCCGTTACAAACGAAAAAACACACCTTATTACACGTTCTTTTGTTGAACTTCAAACCTTCCTCAGTGATTCTACCATAAGAGCTGAGTTAAAAGAATTGATATTGTCTAAAGAAGATTTTAACACAAAACTTACAAACTATGTCACCTCTAATCCACATGTCATGATATTAAATCCTACCTCTTATTTAAAACCAAGAATACCGATTTATTTATTTCAAAATCATTATCTTGCATTTGTCTTGATGTTCAAACCACAATTGGAAGAAATCCTTCTCTTTTTACCTACGTCAACCATTGTGACTGGTGTTCTATACGCCCTAGGTTTGACTCCTACTATTGTGGTCTCTTTTTTAAGAGATTTACGTCAACACATAGAGGATGATGCAGTGTTTCATAACTTGTTATTGACACATTTTGCAGCAAATGCCAATACACATTATGCATTTCAAACTACAAAAAGAGACAAAGACGTAGTCTACTCCTTTACGTTACTGGATCTTTTTATGTATCAGTTATATTCCTATCCTGTCACAGTAGATACCATCTATTTCATGTATGGTTGTTTCATTGATCTTATACGATATGGCGCACGATGTAGCAGCAGAGTGTATGAACAACCACCTTCTATGTTCAGTTCTATAAAAATGCCAATGGTAGAACTAGAACGTTTACCAGAAGAAATGGAACTCACTCAACAATGGGAAAGAGAAAAACAGGCACTAGATCCAGAAAATAAACTGGCACGATACCAAGAAGAGTTTGAGGAGATAACTCGCACATTACGTCTAGCAGAACGTAAACTACAAACGTTGTACAATCTTCAAGACATGAAGGATCCCGTTGCTCGTGCGGTAGTACTTGAAAAAATACAAACAGAATTTTATACAAGGAATCGTTCCTTATTGGATGCCGTAGGAAGAATTAGAAGAGACTATCATGCAGAAAAACAAAAACTTGGGTTTGATAGATTGTCCTCAATACGTGATGAAATCAATAAAAAGTTTGAAAAAAGTATCTATCTTTATTTGAATGAGGAACTTTCCACTTATCTGAACGAAAAAGACGTCATTCAAGCACACAAGGACCTTTTTACCAAACTTCTCTATTCTGATTCTTCAGAACCTATTGTATCTATCGGTGGACTTAGAGGTACATCATGGAAGAAGTCTTTACTTCGTCAATCTTCAGTAAAAGCCGCACGGTATCGGGCGTCACTGTATAAGGGAAAGAGACGGACAAGGGCAAATCGCTCGTAAATAAGTTTGTTCCCGGCCGCATCAACCGAAACAAGTTCAACTTAGAATAAATCGTCTCCAACGATCGCTTCAAGTTACGTACCCCCTTTTCATCACCTGTAAAATGATCAATGATGTATTGAATGGCCTGATCTGTAAAGATCACCTCTTCTTCACTAAACGAAATATTTTGACGAATAGATTTGGCCAAATACTGTTTCGCAATAATCGTCTTTTGAGGCGTAGAGTACCCCTCCGTCTTGATCACGTACATGCGATCTCTCAGAATCGGATTCACCTTGGAACGGTCATTATAGCTGAACACAAAGAGACACCGCGATAAATCAAGATTCACGCCATTGAAATACTTGTCTTGAAACGAATCATTCTGTGACGTATCCGTCAAGTGTGTCAGGATTCCAATCACTTCTTCGCCCTTGGGTGTCTCACTTACCTTGTCTAGCTCATCAAAGTAGAAGACGGGGTTCATGCACTTACACTTCATCAACACGTCTACGATTTGACCCCAGATACTGCCCTCATACGTAATCATGTGACCGTCAAAGGTGCTGCTGTCCGTTGCACCACCAAGTGCAATGAAGGCGAACGGTCTCTGTAAGATTTTACTGATCCCTTCTTTCACCAGGGTCGTCTTACCTGTACCCATGGGTCCTTCAATCGCAATGGCCGTACCCGTACTTTGCGGGTTAGAAATGAGGCGGCCAATATACTGCATGATTTGTGTCTTGGCATCTTGTAGACCGTAAGTAGATTCATCTAGCTGTTGCTTTGCTTTTTCTAGAAAGGCATGGCATACATCGGGTCCATCCTTCAAGGAAACGGGCAGCGTATGGTACTTACCAAAGGGAATCCTCATGAATCCATCTAGCCAAGCACGAATCTTTCCAATTTCACCGTCACTCCCTTGTTTGAGCTGATTCATTTTCTGAAAGGCAATCAATTTGTATTCATCGGGAATGTCGGATTCTAAAAGACGAATGCGATTCGGTTTCTGTTGCTTGTCTAATTCGCGAAGGGTAGTGAGCTTTCCGAGAAGAACGCGCTGTTCTTCCATGGGTAAGCCTTTGAAGTAGCTGACGTCATTGGGAGGTTTATTTTGAATCAAGGTACCGAATTTGGTTTCGTTTTCTTGTTTTTCCTTTTTTTCCGTTCTTTCTTTGGCTGCTTTGGTCTTTTTCGCAATGGCTTGATGGGTTTCTAACATTTTCTTGTACATGGGTAACTCTTTGTAGACGGAAAGCTCCGATCCCATCTTTTCCATTTTTTCTAGAAATTCTTCGGTTTTTTCAACATCTATTTCTTCCTCGGACTCTTCTTGGCCTACAGTAAAGGTAATGTTTATCACAGGGTCAGACTCTTCTGTGTAATCCGAGTCATCGTCGTCCGATTCTTCCGTTTCCGTCACGTAGTCCGAGTCAGAATCTTCCGTTTCATACTCTGAATCAGACTCCTCCGAGCCTTTCTTTACCTTATCTTTCATATACTTAGAAGGGAAGATTTCACTGAGTAACTCATTGAACTTGTCTTGATCAAACGGAGCATTACGCAAATTGTACTTATGAGGCATTTCTATAATGAAACGAAATAAATCTTCAAATCAATTTTTTAATCCATTATTGTATGAGATCTATTGGAACGTTTCGTGCAGGTACCACTACCTTAGGGTCAGATACTGTTTCGCGCGACCAACACTTTGCAGCAGGTCGCGCCATGGTCACTCAAAAAGTAGAACAAAATCGTATTCCCAAGGTCGGTGTCATGGATAGTTCTCAGCGTACTTCATTACGGGTTGCTTCTTTAGGTAACTTGAGAACCCAATTTGCAACACGTAATGGGAATGATGTAAAACAGGCCCTGTTACGTACACGAAATGCCGGTGCCGTTGCTCCGAAAAAGAAGAATGCCAAAGGTTTAAGCACCTAAATCATTTACAACCCATTCTTTTACATCATTGGTCTTTGAAAAATAAACGATTAAACCATTCGTTACAATTTTTGACATCCAACTATTATCATCTTCACCAGATTCTTGATATAAGTTGTATGTTTGACTATTATTTTCCGATATGTTTTTAGGTATACAATAAGTATATACTATCTCGGATGGGTCTGTATCTTCTTGTTGTTTTACATAATATAATATCAAATTGGTAGAACCGATTGAATATGGATAGGTTACGAATGTATTTACTTCTTCCCCATCTGAACCCATATTACCATAGGCACCAAATTTGAATGGTTTATCATCATTTACAGAAATATCAAACTTAAAAATACCCTGAACTGGATAACCATGGATTATTGTAAATGTACGACCAAATGCGTTACATGTCTGTGTAAAAAGTTGACCATCGTCTTGATTTTGAGGTGAAATCAAAGGAAAATAATATTTACCTTGTTCAACATCATAAAGATAAAAATATCCCCAATCATCAAAAACATCATTACCCCAATCATTCCATTGAGATGCTACTAATCTATCCTCATCCAATTTATCTCCTACAACTATATTTTCATCTATAAAGGGTGCCATTCCAGGGAAATAGTCAGGATAGATTTGTGGGTCAAACTCATAAGTATAATTATCATTACTCATATCTTTATTTATTTCTTCTCCAACTTGGAATCCGTCGCTAGTGGTATTGTTCTTAGAATATAACTGAGAACCTGTACGATTAGAACGAAATGGATATTTGTAGGGCGCCTGTGGCCGAATCCCATCACGAGGATACCATCCCACTCTACCAATACCACCAATTTGATTCATGGTAAAAATATAGTCACGTTTGTCGCCCGTAGCGAGGCGTTTTACGGCTCTATGTTGAAATGTACGACGATCTAATTGAAAGGGTAATCCTTGCTTCTTTGTACCACCAGCCGTGTTGAGATGTGCGTTGCAACGATAAATGGTACTTCCAGCAGAAGATGGTCCAATTACTCTTGCTTTACTCATACCTATATAAACATAAAAAAAGGATACATTTTATGGAAGAATGTATCGTTTGTTTTGAAGAAAGGGATCCGATTGCCTTTCCATGTGGTCACAAAGTATGCGCTGTGTGTTATCCTAAACTAAATCGGTGTCCTCTATGTAATTATGAGATCATTACACCTAGAGTATCTCATACCGTGATACGGAACACTAGAGATACGAGAGATGCGAGAGATGCCAGAACGTTACAATTTTTATTCTGTTTTATTCTATTCGGTATCATACTATTGTCCGTGTACCATTTTCATTAGTACATACGTAAAACTTATTTTTCTGAAAGAACAATGGTTCTTCCGAATAGACCATTTTTACACCCCATGGCCGTACAAACGAAGCATTGTTCGTTGTAATCGCATTATACTTTCTACGTGCAATAAGGGTACTTCCATCTACCGGTCCTTGCGTAGAAAACGAAGGATTGCTTGGTTTATAAATGGTAATGTTAGAACAGGCCGGAGAGGTTGGAAGATTTTCAGCATAATGACTGCTATCCTGAGGTGAACCATCAGGATACTTGGTATAATCAATCCCTGCAATGGTATGAAAGGTAGATTTCGCTACATACGTATTCCCACGTCTTTTCAAGTACGTTGCATAGTCTGCATAATATTCTGGTGTTTCATTCCCTTGGACGTCTATACGAGGTTTATTCGTACGTCCCGTGCGAATGTTGGCATTTCCACTAAAGCTAATGACGTTTCCTGGTTGGCAACATACTGTTTTTTGCATTCCATTGTCTTTTTTACCAATCATTTTCAATGGGATTCCTACACGTCTGGAGTTTACACAGGGATCACAGTCCGTGGGTGTACTGTAGGCGATGGATGCCGTATGCGATACGCTGGTCCCCGTTTTACGATAATGTTGTAAAGGACGTGCCGAGGGGTACCATGTTGTACGAATGGCACCCGGTACGGTTTTTACCTTTCTAGGTACATAATCTAATTGATTGGTTGTTTTTTGGATTGCTGGTTTATAATGCAGTACTTTATAACTACCGTTTTCCATAGAATATAAAAACAAAATATATACTATGTATTGGTTAATTGTATTGTTACTAGCCCTTCTTTTATACAATATTTGGAAAAAAGAAGGATATGAAAATTATGATGAACCCTCGTGTTTAATGCTTGCAAAAAAAAATCAATCTAATTTAGATTCCTTAAAAAAAGACGTGGATACCATTCTCGCACTTCAATCCAAAGTACAAACCTTGCAAAATACAACGGATTCTAATTCCAAACAATTAAAAAGTTTAGTAGACCAAGTTTATAAAACATAACGTACGTGACTTTCCCACGTGTACCTACAATACGACCATTCTAGCGTAGGCATGACACTTTTCACCGAGGTACCATCCGGTATAAAACGATAATAAATGGGCGGTAGCACATACATCAATAATTCACGTTCATTACATCGTTCGTCACATGGCTCAATGCTATGCGTCGTAGGAATGTGACGGACCAAATCTTCCAAAAGAGGTGGATACATGTGGCTATAATAGAGACGCCAATTGGTACATCCGGTAGTATAATACTGCATGTTCCATGCTAACATATCTACATAATTTTTACAAATGTCTTCCCTTGGCTTAGTGAAAAAAGAATCATAGTAGCGATTCTGCCATCCCTTTTTACTAGGACATATAAAATGTTCCTTTTCTCTCTGTAGCATGGGAAGATTTTGTAACCTCTTTTCTTCCGTAGAGGCATCTACATGAAAGCGGTTGCGCGCATAATATTCTTTCAGAATAATGTTTTCTTCTTGGAGAGCGAGTGCGGCGATAAATTTTTGAACCATGGGCCATTGAATTTCTCCGTCAAACAAATGTTCATTTGCTTGGATGGTAGACGTGTACGTTCGGAATAACGTATCAAAGCCATTGGTTCTCAAATTGAGCGCTGGAAAATGAGGCATGAAATCGTTTCCTAAAAAGAGGGTCATGAAAATATAATCGGATAACTTGGTTTCTCCAATCATTTCACGAATACTTTCCGCAAGTTTCGGTACATCCAGTACGTGTAACTCGCGATCTTGTAACATGAACGCTGGTGCTTCACGTAAAAGGCGAATCTCACCGTACTGCAAATGGTGTAAACTCAAGATGATAAGGTCAGAATCTAAACCATAGACGAGGGTTTTTTGACCTTGGTGAAGCTCGGGATGGTCGCGAATCCATGCAAAGAGTTTATGTTCTCCTTCACCCGCTTCTTTACTAGTAGAAAGCTGAAAGGATTCGTAGCGAGAGGCATGGGACTTGAAGTAGGTGTGGAGCTTGGTGTCCAATGCATTCATGAAAGAGGTGCCAGGGGTAATTTGCATGGTGTTCCAGCCCATGGGAGCATTAGACATGGTTTGTTGAATCCAGCTTTTGAAACGGCGATCTTTTTGTTGTTTCATTTTCGCCATGGGGGGTATCCCGTCAAAGGCAATGAAGACGCGTTTGGGCCGTACAAGGGAAAGGTAAGAGTCAATCTTTTCACAAACCTTTTGCATCAAAACTGTCTCATCTACGGTATCCATACTAGAAACCATATCATAAATGATAGAGTTACTATCTAGATATAAATTATCGGCGGGTTGCAGTGCGGTAATGATGTAGGGATGTTTACGTAACAGATATGAAAAATAGCTTGGGATACCCATTAGTGACTCTGTGTGAATGTATTTAAATGGATTCCTAGAAGGTACATGCCGGTCATTTTTTATCTTAGTATATGAATATGAAGGGTGGTGTAATATCATTTACAACAGAAAAACAAGATATTATGCCTGAATTAATAAGGTATGCAAATGGTGACATAACATTTGAAAAGGCTGGAGGGTTTGGTGTAGTTTTTCAAATGACATCCGATGTTTCTACTATATTGTCAAGAAATGGGTGTGGATTACAATCTATTCTTATAAAATTAATTTCTATAGATAAACCATTACAATTTGATAAAGTTGACGTAAAACAGGTAAATGAGGACGATTTTGAAGACGAAGTACATATACATGAAGAAATCTGTAAACGCTCGTTAACACGATTTCATTGTTCCATTACGCCTACATTATTACATGCAGAGGTATATACACAGGAAGAATTTATGCGTCATTTTCCAAAAATAGGAGAAAGAATAACTACAGAAGGTAGAATTGGTGCCATTTTTATGGAAAATATGTCAGATTCAGAAACCGTATTTCATCTATTACAAAGAGATAAACGTATGGTAATAGAAACTATATTTCCAAAAGCAAGACGTTTGTTGATTATGTTAGCACAATTAGGTTTTTTACATAATGATTATAAATTAGATAATTTATTATCAGGTGATTCTTTGTGTATCATAGATTTTGGAATGGCGACGCCAATAACACAACTTGATGTAGCAAGACTGGATACTTATTTGAAAGAGTTTGATACTGAGAAAATCATTGAGTTTTTATCCGTTGATACGTCTCATTTAAATCAAATCAAATACAAGGGTTATATTCAGGAGTTACAATGGTTACGTCAAGATCAAGTAGATACATATGACCCAGTGATAGATCCGAATGTTAAAATTGCACCAGAAGAAAGTATTATTGATCCTATACGGTTAGAAGAACATAGTTTATGCGTAGTATCAAAAATGAAAAGTAAGAGAGTTTATGTGAAACAGAGTAATCCTAGTGCATATGAAACGTTACCAGAACATTTAAAAAGAAATATGGATGTAATACGCGATGCCTTGCAATATTCTGGATCCATGCTTTCATCTGTTCCAGAAGATTTAAAAACTGAACCGATTGTACGCATTGCAGTAAGTAATTATGGGTATTCATTAAAAGATGTGCCAGAAAGACTAAAAACAAAAGAATTGGTATCCATTGCAGTAAGAAATAGAGGCTCTTCTATACAATTTGCACCGGAAGCATTGAAAAGAGATCCAGAGCTAATACATGCTGCCGTAACAGATGAAAGTAGTGCCATTAAATTTATACCTGAGGATATGATTACAAAAGAGTTACTACTTCTTTGTGTTAGCAAAAGCGGTACTTCTTTAAGAAATATACCCAAAGAACGAATAGATCACGACATTGCAATTGCTGCAGTAAAAAACAATGGAGATGCACTAAAATATGTACCAGAACGTTTTAGAAGTGAACAAGTGATACGAATCGCAGTAAGTAATCCGGATGATGAAGATGAAGATTTATTCAGTTATTTCCCAGAAAATCTAAAAGAAAATAGACCTTTTTTATTACAAGTGTTGAAAATAAATGGACATATTGTAAAATTTATGGATGATCCAGATGGAGAATTACTTGCTTATGCAAAATATAGTGATATAGACAATCCAGTAGAGTTAACCCGTCACCAAAATGCAAAAGCGATACAGTTTTTAAAAGGGAAACGTAAAGGTGATGATGAAGAGTTCAATGAAATTTTAGATAGATTCAAAATAGAATTTCCTTCAGGAGGTACACGCAAACGTAGACGTAAACGTACAAGACGATTTAAATAGATTGTATACTAGTATAAGTAATGGATATCTATTATATTAATTTGGCGCACCGTACGGATCGCAACGAACACGTTCAAAAACAAATCGCCTCTATTGGATGCACCCCCATTCGCATAGAAGCCGTACAATGTAAACAAGGTGCCCTTGGCTGCGCCATGAGTCACATTCGCTGTGTAGAGCTAGCTAAGGAACAAAAACTTCCTTTTGTTTGCGTGGTAGAAGATGACATTGAATTTACGAATCCTGACTTCTTTCGCCAGCAAGTAGATGCCTTTTTAAAAGGACCGGTGGACTGGGACGTTCTTTTGCTAGGGACAAACATGGGTCCCCCCTTTGACAAAGAAGAGGGATGTCTTCGCGTCTTTAACGCACAAACCACCACCGGCTACATTGTCAAGCAACACTACTATGATACGTTGATAGCAAGTTTCAGGAAAAGTGTCGGCTACTTGCTTACAGATTATAATGTCAAGTTGTTCGCCATTGACATTCAATGGAAACGGTTGCAACAACGCGACCGATGGTACGTATTGTATCCACTTACCATCATTCAGCGGAATGATTATAGTGACATTGAAAAGAGACATGTAGAGTACGGGACCATGATGACAAGTACAAAGGAAAGGGTTTAAATAGTTCACTCGTATTCCTACAGTATGACCCTTTACATTGATTGTCGTGAACATGCTTTGTTAGCCCGTATGAAAGCTGAATCCAAACAAATGTCCATTGGCGACATTTCTATTGAAAAAGACGATCAAACCATTGTCTTGATAGAACGTAAGACGGTAGCAGACTTGGCCGCCAGTATTTGTGACGGACGATACAAGGAGCAACAGTACCGGCTACTGGAATCTACGTTGCCACCCCATCGCATCGTCTACTTGATTGAAGGGAGTATGGATACGCCTACGTCTTTACCGAAGAAGAATTTGGAATCGGCTCTCATGAGTTTATGGTTTCATGGGTTTTCCGTCACGCATACGACGGGACTAGAGGGTACGGTAGACTATCTTACCATGTTGGTGGAAAAGGTGAACAAGGAGGCAACGGACAAAGACTACATTTCCATGGTAAAAATTAAAAAGAAGGATAAATTGACACCGGAAAACATTGATTTGTTAATGTTGTCGCAAATCCCAGGAGTAAGTACGGTAACGGCAAAAGCCTTGTTGGACGTCTATGGAAGCATGTATGACTTGACGACGCAGTTGAAAGCAAACCCGGCCTTGTTGGATACCTTTACGACGGGTGAAAAGAAACGAAAAATATCTAAAAAGATTGTGGAATCGTTACAATTGTATCTTCATAGTGTATGAAGGAACTCGTGATACGTAGCATTAAAGTGATAGACATTGGATTCATTACGGCTTTGTATTTAACGTTTGGTATTGTACTGGCCAAGCTATGTGATAAGGTTCTTGGTGAATTTGATGAAGAGAAGGAACATCAAAAACCACTTTGGCAACTCTTGATAGAATTGTTTTTGTATTTATGGTTTGTAGGAATTGTCGTGTATGTGGTTAGAAATGTAGTACAGATGATACCCTTTCCATTTCATGGTGTCTATGGGTATGATCATTTTAGAGTCAAAGAATTAATCAATGCAGTGATCTTCTTTGTGATGTTTCTTCATTTTCAAGAGTATTATCAGAAAAAAATAAGATATTTATTTACACGTTTATAAATGACGAATGGATTGGTGTGATTCTATCGTTAAATTAGTCAAGGCACAATTCAAACGATTCCCATCTTTATGGTGCATCAAGACTTTTTTGTTCACGTCTAAATTCAAATACGTCATGGCCATGATACGACTTCTCATGTACTGACGTTTTTGAATCAAAATCACATTGTACCCTTGACTATGATTCGCTGAATTATTCACAAGTTTCCATAACCCCGACTTGAATTGACGTTCTATTTCACCATTTTCATAGACCCGTAAAAGGGTGTTTTCAATGGTTAGTTCTTTCATGGTTATCCTTCATGTGGAAAAAGCGATTCAATTTTTTGTGGTCATAGAGTATGGAGCAAGCCTATATGTATACAATGGTGGCTGTGAGAACGGCAGAAAAGTACGTCCGTCCCCTATGTACATGCATTATTTTGTTGATTCTTCTTTATGTGGCATTTCAATTCAAAAAAGGTGGATGTTCTTCCGCTCCCGCTACTTCCGTGAAAGGGTTTAGTACAAATAATGTATACTATCAAGAACCTTTACGTGACTACTATATTAAAACCTCTTACAATAGTTGTTCTACGGGAGAATTCCAAAATGATTGGGTTAGTCTTTGTGCATTAGAAAACGTCATCAAACAAGGATGCCGTGTACTAGATTTTGAAATCTATCAAGTAGATGGTAGAGCCGTAGTGGCCACGTCTGACTCTACAAGAGTCACTGAAAAAGGAACGTATAATTCACTTTCTATTCATAGTGTGATCAAAACCATTGCAGACAAGGGCGTTTCTACCTCTATGACGAGCGATACGTGTCCCAATCCCTTTGACCCCTTATTTTTACATTTTCGTATCAAAAGTTCTCATAAGGAAGTGTATGATGACATTGCGGATGCCATTATTCAACATCTAGGGTCTAGTTTATTATCTAATGCACACAGTTATGAAAACAATGGTCTCAATTTAGCATCTGAAAAATTGAATACCTTGTTAGGAAAAGTCATCATTATGGTAGATAAAGTAGAAAATTCCATACGTGGTACCAAGATGGATGAATTGATCAACATGATGGGTAATTCCGCTTTTTTACATTCCTTGTCCTACAATGATATTTTGTATACGCCAGACATGGATGAAATGATTGATTACAATAGAAAGAACATGACGTTTGCCTATCCCAATCTATCCCATAAATCCGACAACGTTACGAATAGTAATACCATTATGCTTTTTGGTGTACAAATGGTAGCCATGTGTTTTCAAACCCAGGATATTCATTTACAAACGTACAACAAGACGTTTGACACTCACGGGTTTGCATTTAAATTAAAACCAGCCGACTTACGTTATAAAGTCGTTACCGCAGAAGAACCTAAGAAGATCAGTGAAGATTTATCGTATGGCTATAAAAACTATGAAACCAATCATTATAATTTTAATTTATAATATAAAATGTAACTCTTAACTATATGTATGATTTTTATTTATACCTGTAAAGCACGTCTTACCCTTGCCTTACAAGTCTATGACATGTTATGGAATGTACCTGTAAAGAAATTCATTGTCTATGGTGACACTATTAAACCACCCTATGTATTCACTGATAAATATTTAGTGTTAAATGTAGGGGATGATTATGAAAATTTAACAGAGAAAACAAAAAAAATGTTTCAAGTAGCAGAAAAAGTATTTCCAGGTGAACCCGTTTTAAAAATGGATGATGACATTTTACCCAACTCTGATTTGATTTGTCAGCAGTTACAGAGTCTGAAAGACATTTATTATGCAGGGAGAGCGTCTTATACGTTAGACTATGAATCTATCCATCATATCGGTAAAGTAAAAGACGAGAAGTATAATGTACCCATGTATGTACCTTCTAGTAATGGTGTCGCTGGACCCATGTATTATCTCAGACCAGAAGCCATTCGCGTGTTGAATCAAAGTACACACTCTTTTTTTTATGAAGATGTTACGGTAGGATATTCTTTGAATCAGTCAGGTATTCATCCAACGGATATTAAATTATATGATGATCATGATATTGACTATACGTTTCATAACCATTCCAATCACAAAAAGTTATATGTCAGGTTACATGGTGGCTTAGGAAATCAACTCTTTCAAGTAGCATCGGGGTATGGGATTGCAAAGAAACACAACATGATTTTGATTTTAGTATCCGATTACCGAAAAGAAACCTTTCCTCACCAAGAAGAGGTAGACACATACAATAAGACTTTATTCTCCACCTTTCGTATCATTCATATGGATCATTTACCCGTAATAGATCATTATTATGAAATGGATAACGTGCAGTGTTTCCGATACAATGAAACCTTGGGAGAGAAACCTATTTATATAGAAGGGTATTTACAAACGGAAAAGTATTTCAAAGACTATCGCCAAGAGATTATTGCCCTTTTCAAGCCATACAATCTTCAATTAGATTCTTATTTTATTCATGTACGAAGGGGTGATTTTTTAAAAGAAGTTTTATATAAAGTAGAATTGGATGACTACTATACACGTGCGATACAATACATAGAATCTATTCACTCCAATACTCACTATTATATTGTAAGTGACGACATTGACTTCTGTAAAAAATATCCGTTGTTTGCTTCTCTCAACAAGACTTTTGTAGAAGGTACTATGGAAGCATTTTCCATCATGTCTTCCTGTAAAGGCGGTATTTGCTCCAATAGTACCTTTTCCTGGTGGGGTTCCTATCTCATAGATCGTGAAAAAACGGTACTCTTTCCAAAACAATGGATCAATAACGGACACGAGAATAAAGATATTTATTATGAAGGGTCTATTATTCTCTAATTGGATGAGTTGCATCAAACTCTGCCTCCTTTTCTTCTAGTTCTACGTCACGCGTAACTTCACATCCCCAACATTTACACGTTTTACATTTAGACTTTAACACCATCTTAGCTATACCAAAGACAAGATGACTCGCTGTTGTAATTAACAACACAATAATGGCACTATCCATATTATACTAGAGTATAGTATGGATCGGATTTTACAAACCTTTAAAGAGTATGACATGGAAGTATTGTTAGCAAAGAGAACACTGATTCACAATGAATTACAGAAAAACAAAGACTTGCATGCATCTTTAGTACGTATGTTAGAACGTATAGAGAAAGCGATTGTAGAGTTGAGACATACACAGTATGATAGTGATTGACACCCGATATGGGACTTGAACCCATGACCACCAGATTAAAAGTCTGGCGCTCTACCGACTGAGCTAACCGGGTATTATATTTGTATAGAGTATGCGAACTGTACCACTATTAGAAAAGGGTAAACG